AATCATTTCTGCTCGTGTCTCTTCCTCTACATTGAACTCATACATCTTATCAATAAGAAGTTGAGCATCAACACAAGAGAAAGTTGCTGCAATAGCTGCTAGATGAAACATACTGGGATGAACGATCCGTTCCGTGTCGGCTTACTTGCGACCCTTCTGGGTTGAACGATTGTGTTAATACTAACACAGGTATAATATATAGTCAAGTAGTTTTGTATTGTCTGATACAATTCAAGGATATCTTAACTATCCACCTAAAGATGTGTCATTAGGGTTGACTGCCATCGATGGAAGTGGTACTCCTTGAGTCATTCTTTGACCTGGTGTTGACCACTGCTTACCTTGTGGTCTAGGTTGTGAAGTTCTATTACCCCATTCAATCTGAGGGAATGCTTCTTTAACTACGTTCTCCGTAATCCTAAACTTCTTTTTAAGATTCTTGTCTTTAACTAGACAAACTACTTCTGCTTCAGATTCTTGTAGCCCTTCCAACAGACCCACAAACATTGTCTCTCTCTTTAAACTAGACAGAGAATCAGCACCACCCTTTACAAAGTAGTGAAGAATTCTATGCTCTGTACTGAGTTGAGTATGTTCTGTTCCTGGAGGTGCTTCGTTTGGTTTGTAAGGTACCGCACCTTCAGGTAAAGCAGATTCGATACTAGGATCGAAGTTCATAATCAAAACTTTCCTGAGAGCATTACTATTATGCTCCCGCAAAAGATTAATCTTTGCTGCCTTAGTCTTGGCATTGCTAACCTTTTGTAGCACTTCAGAAATTAATAGTTCAGCCATAATAATCAGGTTTTTAGTATTTAGTCCTCATCTTCTACCTCTTGTTCAGTGAATCGAACGTGTAGAAGGTCTCCAGAATACGGTGTGCCATTAGCATCATACATTTCTGGGTGTTCGTAACTAGCAGGTTCTTCGTGCGTAGTGGTTGCGTATACAACATCGTTTCCTATCCATCCAATGATACCTCCTAGAATAAAGAAAATTAGACTGGTAACAGCACTGAAATAAAGCATCTCAGGCATAATTATAATCCTCAATTCTTTTCTATTTAGACTAGACCAATAGATTTAAAGTGTCGTGCTGTTTCTACTAGACCTCCTAGGTTCTCACCATTATACACTACTTGTGGAAATGTGACAACCTCCTTGTTTAAATCAAGTTTGATCTGTTCCCTACTAATGTCTCTGTCCACCAGTACTTCCTTATATTGTACGTTGGCTCTGACAAATAATTCTTTTGCGAGGGTGCAGTACTTACAGTCTGTCATAGTATAAATGATATTCATCTTCCCTCCCTCGATCTATTTCTAATAGTAATGTGATTACCTTCAATAGAAAACTCTAGGTAATCAGTGTGATCCCACTCAAGTTCTTCGTATAATTCATTGAGTTTGTCCATATCATCCCACAGATCAGTGGGAGTAGGTTCGCCCCAGAATGGGTTCTCTTCCATAGGTAGATCTCTTTCTAACATATTAGCATAATTTATCAACCTTGCCAAATCAGATCAGGCATTGCTGACTGGCCTGGTCTCATTACAAATAATAATATGGCATAACATACGAACCATATTATATTAAATAACCACGCTTGTCTCCAGAAGTACTTTCGTACTGCCATTGACCTCAGTATTTGAGGTGCTTTATCTTGTGCTCTGAAGATTTGCTCAATGATAAATGCAATGATTGTTGCTATCACTAGAGGATAGAATACAAAGTTTGCGAATGACATTATGAAGATTAGTGTTTGCATTTTATTCTGAACGAGTATTGAATAACCATAACCATACAATGCCAAGTACTATTATAAAAAAGATTCTTATAGAACTAGGTGAAGTATCTATCATAATCCTATTTTCAATCTAGATGTGTCTACAATCTCAACCTGTATAGGTTGGTTAAGAATAGAACCAAGTCTACGGTATGCCATAGCAGTAAACACTTGAGGTATGATAAAAGCAACCATTGCTATTACCCAGAAAACATAGTACCAGTTTTCTTTATTCTGTGTACGCATTAGATCCAAGCAGGTTTACGTGATGGGTCACGAAGATAGTTATCTACAACCCAAGGTTTAGATGCAATATAACGTTTATATGCTGTCATAGTATCGATACGAGTATCCTTCTTAAACTCGTCAGGCATCGCTCGTACAAAGGGAGTTGGGCATTCGATGGAAGGAAATATAATGTCAGCATATTCTAAAGTAAACTGACAGCTATGAGTCTTGTTGTAGCGATGTGTATACTCAGCACACAATGCTAGACCGTGCTCAATCAACCAACGAAAGTTCCACTGTGCCCAGATAGTACAAGGATGATTACGAAAGGCACCCTTAGCAGTGGCATAGAAACCTGTATCTTTTTTGGGTAGATCACCGTAACCGTGACCCCACTGAGCAGACGCAACAATAGAGAGCATTTGACAGGTCTCTAATGGCATCTTGACAACGTGCTTGTCAGGCAAACACTGTGCTGAAGCAACAGGATCAGGATCAGTTACAAAAATGTTCATAAAAAAAGAGGGTCTGCGAAGACCCTCTTATTATAACAGATGATTTGATTAAATCAACCAACTGAAGGAGCAATAAGTGCAACCTCTGATGAACCAGCAGATGCTAGGTCAAGTGGGAAGTTGTGAGCATTACGCTCGTGCATTACTTCCATACCAAGGTTTGCTCTGTTAAGAACGTCACCCCAAGTAGGAACAACCTTACCAGATGCGTCTACGACTGACTGGTTGAAGTTGAAACCGTTAAGGTTGAATGCCATTGTACAGATACCCATTGATGTTAACCACACACAGATCACAGGCCAAGAAGCAAGGAAGAAGTGTAGTGAACGAGAGTTGTTGAATGATGCATACTGGAAGATCAAACGACCAAAGTAACCGTGTGCAGCTACGATGTTGTATGTCTCTTCTTCTTGTCCAAACTTATAGCCATAGTTCTGTGAATCTAGTCCAGTTGTCTCTCTAATTAAAGAAGAAGTAACAAGTGAACCGTGCATAGCACTGAACAATGCTCCACCAAACATACCTGCTACACCTGCCATATGGAATGGGTGCATCAAGATGTTGTGTTCTGCTTGGAATACAAACATAAAGTTAAATGTACCTGAGATACCTAGAGGCATACCATCAGAGAAAGATCCCTGACCGAAAGGATACACTAAGAATACAGCAAATGCTGCTGAAACTGGTGCAGAATATGCAACGCAGATCCAAGGTCTCATACCTAAACGGTATGATAACTCCCACTGTCTACCCATATAGGCAGAGATTCCAATAAGGAAGTGGAAGATTACTAACTGATACGGACCTCCATTATACAACCACTCATCTAGTGTGGCAGCTTCCCATATAGGGTAGAAGTGTAATCCGATAGCGTTAGAAGATGGAACTACAGCACCAGAAATGATGTTGTTTCCATACAAGAATGAACCAGCAACTGGTTCTCTGATTCCATCAATGTCCACAGGTGGAGCAGCGATGAAAGCAATTATAAAGCAGGTTGTAGCTGCTAATAGGCAAGGGATCATCAAGACACCAAACCAACCAACATAGATGCGGTTGTTTGTACTTGTAACCCACTCACAGAACTCAGACCATCCAGATAGGAGTCCTTGTTCTTTCCTTTGAAGAGTTGTCATTAGGACAATAAAAATAAGTAGGGCTCAAAGGGTAAGAGCGATACAGATATTTCCACTAATCCCTTCACTAGTGGATATGAGAGATGTAACCCCCGTGATCTCGGTTTGAGGATATAAAAAGGGGTCAACTGTGTTGAACCCCTTATATTTATAACATATTGTAACGTGAAAGTCAAGCTACTCTTGTATCAATTGCTACCTTATGGAACTTTCGTTGGACATTCCAGTGTGACAGTACCTGATAGAGGTTGATGCATATGCTCTAGGAGATGATCTACCTTAGCAGTGAGGTCATCTAGTTTAGCAACGATCTCTAAGTGATCGTGTCCGACACCTGTGTCTACGTTAAAGACTGTTTCTCGGTGTGCTGCCCCTACATCTGTTGTAGTGGTGACACTTGGATCGGTAATTACTACGGTTGGTTCCTCAGGTACTAAACCTGGTGTTGTGAATACTTCTGTACCTACAGGAGTAGAAGGTACATCGTGGTTCTCAAACTTTCCGCTTCCTGGTGGTGTTTCGAGTCTCATTGGTTCAGAGTTTTAATGTATTTATTTGACCAAAGCATTGTCTTGGACAAAGTATACACAGTCTAGCATAGAATCCTTCAATGTGGCAAGTGCATCCTCTTTAGTATGAACTAAAGCATCACCAGCAAGGTTGAAGCTAGTGTTGAATAGAACAGGAACACCTGTTATCATATCAAACTCAACTAAAACATCCCTAAGAAACCCTTCAGATACTGTTTGCATCCTAGAGGTACCATCCACGTGAATGATACCAGGACATTCCTCCTTCGCTCTCTTTAATGCCTTAAAGTTGATGGTCATATTAGGTGACGAGGTGAGACCCATAGTTTCAAAGTACTCGTGGAAATGTTCTTCTAATATAATACCAGCAAAAGGTCTGTACCATTCTCTCATCTTAATGGTATTAAGTTTACCTCTTGAGTCTGCCTTACGTGGATCAAATAGAATAGAACGATGTCCTAAAGCACGTGGACCTGCCTCAGGAACACCATCATAGATGGCTACAGAACGTCCCTTAGCAAGTAGTTCAGCAATTTCCTTAGCACTAGATGGTTCACCCTCAATAGGATCCTGATCCTCCATAGTATGATAGAAGGTATCCTTTAATGGATGTACCTTAGCATCATTCGTATTTGATTTGTATATTATAAGAGCAGCACCTAGTGCGTTACCAGTGTCATCAGCATTAGGTTCAAAATAGAAATTGACATCAGGGTTCTGCTCAATAAGATATTGATTAGCAACTACATTCAAAGCATAACCTCCAGTCAGAATGACATCCTTCACACCTGTCTTTGCTACGTACTTCCGTACCAGATAGTTTACTGCCTGTTGTGTCTCTTTCTGAACGTGGTATGCCCAGTCTGCATATGGTTTATAGTTATTCTGTTTTACCTTATCTAATATCTTATACTTCTGACTAGCTACAGCAACAGTAAATCCTTCGTGTGTCAAGTACTGATCAAGAGGAGTACTACCACTAAACAATGGAGGATAGTTCTTCTCCTCTCCGTATGCAGCAAGACCCATTGTCTTACCATTCTCTAATGGACCTTCTCCTATCATAGTAGTAGCACTTTCATATACCTTAGTGATACCAAACCCACTCTTAATATTAATATCAGCACCAATAAATTTTGCTTGTAGATGCTGCATCAAACTATTCCAACCTGCCTTCTCATTTCCCAATGATCTAGGGTTGGCAGGATTAATCATCCAGTATGCTTTATGTACCGCCTTGTGTGAGAAAGGTTGCTTCATTAAATACACACTCTCACATTCTCTACCAATATGCTTGGCAGTCAGACCACCAAAGTCATCAGCAGTTACCTCTCCATCTAAAGGATCATACAACTGTGATCCATCCCTATCAATAACAAAGCAAAGACCTATATCAAATCCAGAATTATTATATGCATTGTATGCGTGAGATAAATGATGTTCTGATGTTAGATCAATCCACTGATGGTCTGGATCTAACTTTGCTTTCTTACAAACATAACATTTAAACACATCTTGCCACGCTGGATGTTGTGTTGGTGACTGCATTACTGCTGCATCAATTGGTCCTTTAGCAGCAGCAATTGCCTTGTCAATAGCTAAGAAGGGTTGCTTATCTCTTTTATGTCTTGTATATCTTTCTTCCTTAGCCCAATACTCTAACTCCCCATCATTAAGGACACAAACACTTGCATCGTGTGCAAGACTAAAACCTAATACTCTATATCCCATAAAAAAAGGGGTCGTATGACCCCTAGTATATCATATAAAAATATTTATGCCAATAGACCGAGACTACTAGCAGTAATACCTACACATACAAAGAATCCAAATTCCATTAGTTCTCTGTATGGACTATGCAAAAGCGATTTGACCGACATTGAAATACACGTATGTAGCTACAATAGAAATAAAAATAATGTGTTGCATTGATCTAGGTAAAAATACTCTATAAGTATATAGGTATTTTTACTCTGTGTCAAGCACTAGGCATAACAGCAGGGATCATCTTGCCACCATCTCGGTCGTCATCATCATTGTCATTGATGGCACGTAGAAGTAATTCAACAAATACCAAAGCTCCTATAGGATATAAACACCATAGAAGAGCTACAAAGGGTGAGATAGAATCAGATTGAGAAACGAGGTCACTCATATTTGTGTTGAGATGGAAATAGTATTTATAAGTTTTGTTAAGTTAGAAAGGGTACAGAGTACCGAAGATAAAGTAGTTCATCGTAGCACAAACTAGACCGAACATAGCCAGTCTACCGTTCCACTTCTCTGCGTATCTCCAGTAACTGTGATCCCAATCCATATCTTAAACGAAGTATGTGTACTTAGTATAAAGTGCCATACATATCCAGAAGGAAACCATAGCGAACCTTCCGTTTGCTCTGAGAAATATATCTGTGTTCATTAGAATATACCTGGAATGATTTGACCTGTTGTTGCGTAAGCACCGAATGCGGCTACGAAACCGATCATTGCCATCCAACCATTAAACTTTTCTGCTTCGGGTGTCATTTGTTTGCTCCTTTTTGGATTAGTAGGGGTAAAAGTGACTCGCTATGCGAGTGGTGTAAAGACCTTTAGTCTTAAAATATGCCTGGAATAACTGCACCAAATAAGATGTAGTTGTGTACCAATGCAAAGAAACCAATCATCGCTAGGCGACCATTGAGTTGTTCAGCGTGAGGGCCATATCCTTGGTAGTTTTCAACATACTCCATAGGTGGCTCTTTGGCAAAGATGTTTTGTTTGCCGTACTCTGTTACAGTAGTCATAAAGTTTTGTGAAGAACTGTTACAATAGTATATAGTAAACCTTAAGGGTCTGTCAAGCTAGAACGATGTATAAAACCGTACAAAAAAGGATCATCATTTCTGATGATCCATATAAGATATAGTAATAAGTACCTAGTGGCGGTCATCTTGAGAGTGTATGGGTGGCCCCATAGTCTTGTACTCTAACTGTAGTTTAAGGAATGTTACCTCCTCAACCAGAGTTTGTTTTTCGAGTTCAAGTTTCTCAACTTCCTGCTGGTAAATGTGAATCATATGCTCCAGTTGTTCGTTTTTTAATTCAAGTTCCCAATCCATCTAGTAGGAGACCCTTGCACTAAAGGGTTATCCATTCATAGTATATAGAATTGAGTTAGTCCCTTCATTTTTTGTACGGATTTCGTGGAACTGCATCCTCTTCCTCCCAAATGTCAGGGTAAATCCTTTTGTCATCTGATTCATATGGAGGTGCGATCATCTGTACATAGTCAACTAGTTCAGGTGATTCACCTGTAATGAGGGCAGTACCAGTAGCCACAACTCCAACTCCTACAGCAACAGATAACATTGCTGCTTCAAGGAATTTAAAAATTACAACCAATGATTCCTCCTTCGATTACCCATAGTATAGTACAAAAAAGGGGGTCGTGAGACCCCCAGTGGACAGTTTAATAACTGTCTTCTTCTAAGCTTTCGATGTACTCTTTGTTCTGCCTACAGATACCGTGTACATCCATTTCTTGATGGAGATGTGCTCCAGTATGGAGACCCTCTATCATTAAGACAACTGCAAGTAACATCACTGGAGTAAACCAGAGTGGATTACCTATGACTTCACCTACTGTTTCTTTTCTCATTGTGGTGGGGTGGGAGGTTGGATTAATGTGTACCAACAGGTAAGGGGCATTGCTACATTAGTAGATTTTTACCTTACCGTCTGAGACCCGACTGGTAAGTCGATTCACGTTTTCAACGTGCAGCACCACCTGTGTCTCATCACCTTAACTAGCCTTATGCCAGCAAGTTTGTTCAGTCACTCCCGTGTTGCGTTCGTCAACTCAACAAAAATATTATAGCATAAAAAAAGAGGGTGTCAAGCACCCTCTTGTAAGTTCCGATTGTAGAGACCGCACGAACGATGTCTCAATCCTATTTAGAAGTTGAACTTAGCACCAACTTTAGCACCCCAGTCAACGATGTTGTCGCCAGCAGCGTCTTCACCGTTAGTAGCACCAGAAATCTCAGCATAAGCAGCAAGATCTTCGCTTACAGGAACAGAAGCACCGATTTTACCAGAGATTTCTGTCTCTGTATCGTCAGTAGCATCACTATGGTTTAGTGAAGGACCACCTTGAACATAGTAAGCAATCTTTCCTTCAGTACCTGTAGTACCTTCGTATCCGATATGGATATCTGTAGTAGCTGCAGAGTACTCTCCATCAGGATAGGTAAGGTTTGATTCTACATTCACATATGGACCAGCAAAAGCTGCACCAGCGAGGAGGAATGGAGATGCTGCAACAGCAGCGATTGTTGATTTAATAGACATTGTAGTTTAAAGTATCTCGCAAGAATTAAAAAATCCTGCGGATGATAGTACCCCCGACTAGGGTACTGTTTGCATCAACGCAGGGTTACGATTGTTTCGAGTCCTTTGTATGAAGTTATTTATAATACATTAGTTTCTCATATATGTCAAGCCCTTTCAAATAAGTACGGGTCTCTACCACCAAATACTTTGATTCCATCCTTCAAACCTATGTCATAGCACTCAATTGTGTCCTCTGTCATCTTGAAGTAACTTTCCACGTTAGCATCTCGCATCTTACATTGGACATCAACCTCACCATTCCAAGCAGTACCATCAAAGGTACATATCATATCACAGTCAGGAATTTCAGACTCAACCAGTACCACATCGTCTGCTATATGCTGTAGCCTGTGGTACCTCTCACGATATGGTTTGTCCTCACCCTCATACTCATACCATTGTTTGCAATGGATAATACCGTCACGTTCTTCCTTGTAAGTAAGGTACACGTGTGCCCATCTAGTAGGGTTGGACTGTGCTTGTTTTAAGTTTGTCCATTTACCTAGCAACCAATCTCTAAACATTTAAAACTTGTACCACTTCTGGGAATCTTTCTTGAATCAGACGTTCGATACCCATCTTCATAGTGTCTGCACTCATAGCACATCCAGCACAAGCACCTAACATACGTACCATAACAACTGGTCCTTCTGCGAGGTAATCTATAGCTACGTACTCTAAGTACCCTCCGTCTGCTTCTATGTAAGGACGTATCTCATCCAGTACATTGTTTACGTTTAAATCAGTCAGTTCCATATTCAAATAGGAAATCGTGGACTAGTGAATGTGCTTTGTCTGCACCGAACTTACCCTTAAGGTATCCAGCAACAGGATCAAGCTTGATCATATAGCTATCAAAGTCTTCATATACTTTAGTGTCTTCCCCATCAGGTGTTTCCCACTCAAGCAACTTCTTATACTCATCAAGATACTTAGAGAACATATCTAGATGGTCATCAACCTCATCCATAGTACAGTTAGCAATATATATGTTCTCAGAGAAATGATTACCCTTCTCAAAGAATCTATAGTCACCTTCATACTTTGGTAGTTCTGGTGAAGACATCAAGTAATGTTCTACTGGATGCTGGAAGTCAAATACAATGATGACTCTCTTCTCATTGAACCCCATTAGATCCATACCAAGACAAGGCAGATTACCTGCCCATCCATTAGCACCTGTCTTAGGGTATATAATATTATTATAGATGTTTGCTCTCTTGTCCCAGATATCTACCTCTCTAGACTTAAGAATGTGTTCACCTGTGTATGTCTTGGCTACCAGATTAGCATCTTTCTCTTTCCAATCTGCCCAAGTGTTCTGTTCTTTTAAATCAAATTTATCAAACAGAATACGTTTGTAGTTATTCCAAAGTGTCATTAGGGGATAAAATTAATACTATTTTTAAGGGTTAAATTAAAACTAACAATGATCTTATCATCATCAGATTTATTTTCCTTTGTCTCGTGCTCTAACCATCCAGGAAATAATAGTAGAGTACCAGTCTCAGGTTGAACATCCATATCTGTTGATACCTGAAAGATCAAATCCTCGTGAAAGAAATGATTGATCAATGGTCCTATAGGATTAAAGAAGGTTATAGGTCCAGCACCTTTAGGTTGTCTAAGATAGTACGCACCACTGATCTGTGAGCAAGCGTGAGTATGTCTAGGGATGAATGCTCCCTTCTCATAGACTGTCCACCAAGCTTGTACAGCATTGAATTCAACATTAGGAATCATCTCTCTATATGTTTTATAGATCGTTCCCATTATATGTTTCATTAGAGGGAAATACCTCTGCTCTTGAAACAAATTAAAATCGTAGTATGATGTAGTACCGTGAATACCACGTTCAAATGTTCCTCTACCGTTTGACTCATACTTAAGATCTTTTATATCTTTATAAATGATACTTATTATATCATCAAAAGAAGGAGGTGTTGTTGACACCTCCAACACTGAGAAAACATCACGTGTATGTTTCTTCGGCATCATTCTTTTGGTAGTTCTCCTTGAGCTACAGCAGTATCCGTAGTGTCAAAGGTAATGAAATCATTACCAACACTAAGATGGTCAAGGTTGATATCAGAAGTGTCAGAAACAAAACAAGGACTTTCACCTCCCAAATCGAATGAGATGTGATCATCACCTAGTCCTCCAATATACTCTGGATATGATGAGTTAGTGAAGAGAGGAGTGCTTTCTTTCTGTGTCTCTGCAATATTGCGAAGACCTAGATAATGATCCCACAATTTTTGCAGTGTATCAACACTCAAATCATCTGTTAGTGCTTGAAGAACTGCTTGTTTAGCAGCTTCAGCAGACGCTGTGTATACAGTCATAGTGTCTCTTGTAAATAACAGTACTTAAATCTTTTACGGTTGTCCTTATCTAATAGAAACTCTTCGAGACGGAACTCGCCTCCTTCTGCTTCTACCTCCTCTCGGATTTGAATCACCCTTCGTGCTGCTGCATTAGAAGGTTTTAAGATGTACGCCATTAAAATACCTCATTGTCAATTAGATCTGCTTCAACTGAATCCAAGATAACATTGTAGTCATCTTCTGGATCATCATACAGTTGAACTCCTCTGTCTTCATAGAATCTTATCAGTTTTTGATATAGTCTGGGGTGTTGTACCTCAAGGTCTATATCACCTTGGATTGCGTTGGTTAGTGTGTCGTACTCCTTGTGAAATTTGGAAACAAATGCAGATTTACTAGCCATTGTCTTCTATGGAACGTGTGTAGTATAGGATAGAATTGCACCAGTGTCAACTAGATGTCGCACGGTGGATAAGTTAGGTCATTAGGATCCTGAGGAACCATCATATACTTTGTGCCATCAGCACGAGTGACTAGAAAGCACTCGCCTTTTTCGACACGATCAAGAAATGAATCTTGATCTTTCTTTACTTCTTCCTCAGTTACTTCGTTGATGCTCATTGTTTTTCCATTAATGTTTTCCAGTCATCGTTGAAAGTCTTAAGACCATCATCAGTCATAATGTGGTTGTACATCTTATCAAAAATAGAAGGTGGCATAGTACAGACATCCGCACCTTGTGCGAAACTATACTCAACGTCACCCACTGACCTAATAGATGCAGCAAGAATCTCTGGACAATCATACTTTTGTATGTTGTAGAGTTTCCAACTGGGGCTAAGAACCTCTCTAATCCTTTTGATTAGACTGACACCACCAAACCGTTGATCATCTACACGACCAACAAAAGGTGATAGGTACTTGGCACCGCTATTAACAGCCAATATAGCTTGTGAAACAGAGAAGATCAATGTAACATTGACATCCACTCCAGTCTCAGCAATTTCAAGGCAAGCTTTTAGACCCTCTTTATTACAGGGTACTTTAATTGTTACATTACTACCGATATTAATATATGGTTGAGCCAATTCAACCATCTCCACTGCTGTATCTGCTGTTACTTCTGCTGAGATACTAGCATCATCCTCAAACAGGTCAGACATACGTTTGATAACCTCGTGAGGATCCTTACCTTCCTTAAGCATCAGGGATGGGTTCGTTGTGACACCATCTATCAACCCTGTACTAAGGTGATCACGAACTACGTCCACCGAGGACGTATCCAAAAATAATTTCATAGGAAGTGTTTACTCACTACTAATTATAACACATATTCTAAGAATGTGTCCACGTCTCCCATATATCTCCTGTAACATTGCCAGTTGGGTCACGTGTGATACAAAAACAATCAAAAGCTGCTGAAACCCTGACACCTTTACCAGTGTAGCTACGTACAGCGTGAGGTATGTTAGGAGGAAACAGGGTGAACGTACCATAAAGGTTTGGTATATCTTTCTTCTCTCCATCCAAGATATAAGTTGTAGAGGTCTCTACCTCAGCACCTAAAAATACATTACCACATACTGACTGGGGTATCTCATCATAGTTCTCTGGTATACCAAAGTGTCTGTGTGGGAATACCTTTTGATCTAACCTTAGGATATTACCCCAAGATTTAATACGCAACTCCTCTCCTACTTCAAGACCTAAGTAATGAGCAACGATCTTCTTTATCAAAGGGAATCCAGTAGAGTTCCATACAGGTGAGTTAGCAACAAGATTGTAGTGCTGCATCCTACCAGTAATATGATCCTCAGGATAGTTGTGAGTAGGACTGCCGAGTGACAGTATCCTGTCCTCTGAATCAAGCAATGCTTGTCTTAACTTGTCAGCAACATTTGTAGAACACTGGTACTGTTTGATTTTATATTCTTCTAAGTACTCATTCTTGAGTCTTATGAATAGTTCATCTGGTTTCAAAGTTAATTCTCCGTATCTTTCTTTGTCTACGGTTTTCTTGAAACTGTTTGTCTTCATTAGATAGAACACCAGTTTCACTAGCACTATACTTATCCTGTGATACTACCTCAACGAGAGACAGATCTTCACCAGTAAAAGTATTACCTTCTATGGTAGTCATATTAGGACAACCACAGCAGTGTGTTTCTATTGTATAACTAGTAAGTTCTTTTCCGCAAGCCAAACATTTAATTGTAATCATTTGAATAAAAAACTAAATGGACATTTCTTTTCTTCTACATCGTTTTTCATAAGGTTCCAAGACTTACCTGGCAACCAAGTTTTTAATCCTTGATTGACTTTAAACAATCTTCTAACCTTATCAGGAGGTTTAACTTCTGGCCATCTTTCGATGAGATAGTCTCCGTCTTTACCACCACGAAATCTTACACAATACATTGGTGTACCACGTGGAACGTTAACAGTCTCTGCGTGACATCTATAAGCACCATTAACAGATCTTAACCATCTACCCAGAGGAAACTCTGCGACAATTAATTCCATACCTGTCTTGTGATGGAGATCAGGAAATGGTATTGTTTCTATCCATAGATTCTTGTTTGGTTTCTTTGGCCAGAACATCATACTCTGTGACCATTGAACAACCAAGAAATTTTTATATGGATAAGTCTTACCACCTGCATACTCTCTTTTTGGTTCAGTACCTATACTACCCTCTTGCACGAACACGTAATCTAATGCACGATGCTTATCGAAACTAGTTTCGTAGACTAAACCATCAGACTTCTGCCACTTAAACGATATATCAATTTGATTGAAAACTACATATGTATTTCCCCAATAGTGCTGCCAAGCAGGGCACTTATAATAACTATGATTCTCGTGCTGCTTCTTAGCATACTGTATATATGAAACGGGTGGTATATAAAACTCTGGTATGGTAGTAGGGTGTGACAAATCAGTCTGGTCAGCACTCTTGCTCCCGTCTATTGTTTGATAATTTGGATGCCAGTATAGTTTAGTGCTCACGGTAGGAAATCAGTAGGGTTCATAACAGGACATTTACCGTCCGTTTTAATTAAATTCCAAGATACTTTCTTCACCCATTGTTTGAGTGCTGAGTGTTGATTGGAACGTATCTTTATCCACTCAGGTGGTTCAGGATCTTTCCAACGTTCTAAACGATATTGATTATTCTTACCGCCTTTGAAACGCATAGTATATAAAGGATCCCCACGCTTAATACTGAACTTAGTAGCGTGTGCTTTGAATGCAGGGTTAGCTGCCTTGAACCATCTACTAAATGGATACTCCACGTTAATAAATTCAAGACCAGTCTTATGAAAGACTGATGGAAACGCTGCCAACTCAACCCATATATTTTTATCCTTGTTCGGTAGCCACAAAAACAATAGTTGTGGCATTTGAAATACTAGATGACCTTGGTACGGACAACCGATTCTTGAACCATCCCAACCATAATTTTCTCCTTTAAGACTACCTTCATTAATTAGAATATGATCTCTAAATGCTGGTAAGTTAAATGATGTCTTAGTTATTCTACCTGTCTCTTTATCCCATTCTATATCCAAATCCATCTGCGAGAATACTACCCAAGTATTATTCCAATAACTTTTCCACGCTGGACACTCCCAATACATATGACCAACGTGAAGATCTTTTTCATACTCCAGTACACGTTGGGGTGGTATATAAACACCCTCATTATGCAAAGGATGATCCCATATATCGTGTGATGATACTCCCTGTTCAGTTACACCAGGCTGTTCTATGTAACCAATAGGTAGATGATGGCAAGGTGAGTAATAAATTTTCATCGTCTTGCAGATCCGTACATTCTCAAGTCAAGGTCAGGGTCTGTTATCTTCTCGTACTTCAAAGCGAACGTGAATCTAACGTGATTTCTAAATGGTGTTGCTCTATGCCATAGTTTACCATTAAACAATGTTGCTCTATTAGATAGAGGTAAACTACCGTGCACATAAGAGTCGTTGTCCAAAAGAAACTCTGTCCAACCTCCCTCTTGTCTATCGTATTCTATTTGTGGATAGTATAGCATAGTATATGCTTCTAGTCCATCTATCTCTGCTGCATCTACGTGAAATAATGGTTGCTCATAAGGCATAAAACAATTGATGTATAACCTTACAAGATCAAAATCTTTTATGATAGGAAACTTCTCTCTAGCTACTTGATCAAACTTGGTGTAGATAGGTTCAGTATCAGAACAGTTCACAGTAAGTCCAGTAGGTTTAGAGGGGTCGTTATCATACTCACCCCACTTTGCCTGACCTCTATTCATCGCATAACTATATGCTTTACGATGCAGATGTGGTTCTAAAAAATTATCTTCAGTATATACTTCAATACTCACTTCTTCTTCTTTTGAGGTGGTGTAGGAGGTGAAAGTTTATTGTTCCACAACTTAGGATTTGCTATACCTTGTGACTGTGTGAACTTGACAAAATTTTTCTTGTATTTGTCATAGTAATGATCAAACAGATCCACTGCTCTATAAGCAATAGTTATATCATAAGTGGTCTTACCATCTACAATATACTCTACCAGATAAGCAGTGTATGGGAGTTTCTTGTTGTTTGCTGCTTGAGGGTCACACTTCTCAGCAATGATCTGAACGTCCTTAGTCATTGATAATGTCCTGTAGAGTGAATAAAGATACAAATTCTATCTTATTATGTTCCCATATACTATGGTCTTCCATACGATCTACGATAGCAACTACTTTATTAACTGTATAGCCTGCACCACGTAGAACATTAACTGCCTTCATAGCACTACTACCAGTGGTAGTTACATCCTCTAGTACTGTAACAATAGAACCCTTCTCAGGTTTTGGACCTTCAATGACTTCCTTAGTACCATAATCTTTAGGATTCTTCCTAACAATAAGAGCATCAATGTGCCCTCCTTTATAGAATGCTCTCTGTGCTACACCAACAACCAATGGATCACCACCTAGAGTAAGACCACCAACTGCTCTAGACCCTTCATCCAACTTCTTTACCATCAAGGTAGATAGAAGTGCATTACCTTCACAAGATAATGTTACAGGTTTACAATTAATATAATGCTCAGTCTCTTGGCCAGATGATAGTGTGAACTGTCCACGTTTGTATGCTAACTCCTTAAGGAGTTTAAGTAACGATGCTTTATACGTTGGATCAGTCATTAAAAATCTCCATAGTTAAGTGTTCCACTTCTTCGTCTTCAAACCACTCTGAAAACTCTTCTAGTAATGAGAGACAGCCTTGTGCGTCTCCCGTCTTTGATAGATGTGCCATCCTATCAATCACATAATCCTTAGTCGGATTTAGATCCATAATAATCTTTGCGGTAGTACCGTCCTAGAATATTGCTATTATAGTAGGCAGGGGTACCATCTGTCAAGGACTCTGTAAGAACATCACACCTGAAGAGTTGTCTGGTCTCTTCATAATTCGTCCTTCCTCCCGTGGTATGTAAGGATAGTATTCTTCTTTCAAAAGAACCGTGTCCAAGATCACTAATATCTCTGTTAAGTTCTGGACAACTTCCGTAGTACTTTTTCCAGTTAGACTCACTCGTAACCCGTCTACCTCCACCTCTAGGCTTTCTCTTCTGCCAAAAATATTTTCTACCGATGTATTTCTTGCCTGTCTCCCTATTAATAATGATGTAGACAAAACCGAAGAAGTCGCCAATATCAGCAGTAGTGAAAGGTTCACCCTCATATAGCCAGGGGTTTTCATAAACTCTCTCTTCAACCATTTCATAATTTTAAAGTCTCTTACTAATATTTAGTACAGTTTCATAAACGTGTACCACGTTTTGCAAAGGGATATCACCCTCTATCTTGTGCTGTTCTAGTATGTTACAAAAGTCTAGCCAGCGTAAAGAAGTCTTGAGAGGTTCCTTGAATTCAATACCACCCATAAATCTCATCCTTCTTTCTCCTTTAGTCTCACAGAAATTATATACTATCTCCTCTGCCTCCTCACCTATATTTTTCTTAACTGCCTCTCTGGTTATCACTAAACCAGGTGCATAAAATTCTGTACCATATATTGCGTGAAAAAGACCTGCACGTTGCTCGTGTTCAGGTCTTCCATAATCGTATAGTAATTTATATACTCCAATAAGATGTGTCAGAAGGTTTCTACTATCGTGAGGTATCTTTTCACATCCTATCTTACGTAGGAATTCAATTTCTTTCTCCATCACTCCCACCACGGGTCTGGTATTTCTTGATTGACTGTTCCCATTCCTTCATACTGCTCTGGCAGTCTGGTGGTTCTGGATCTACGATTCCTTTCTTCTTCTTCCAATCGTTGTACATAGCTTGCATCATCCAACTTTGAGCGAGGGACTTCGGTCCATTTTCTATAAGCTCGCTCTGGTATTTCCCTAGTACTTTCATCCCTCGGTACTCCTCTCGCCAACCTTCTGACGGTTCTTGTCCTGTATTTTGGGTCATAGTTTGAAACCAGAGAAAGTATCTTTCTTAACATCCTGTTTAAGACCTCCAATGAGATAGGATTCAACTTCAGTTTCCTGAGGTGCTACTTGTAATCCCTTTGAACTGATCCAATGTTGAGTCCAAGGCAAGGGATTATTCCTCAAGGACTGATCATATATAGGATCAAATCCAAGAGCGTGCATTCTTTTATTAGCTATCCATTCTACGTACTGAGACAGCAAGCGATCGTTGAGACCAAGGATTGAACCATCTTTGAAGAGATACTGTGCCCATTCCTTCTCTTCATCTACACATTTTTTAAACATCTCAATGGTATTTTCCTTCTCTTCCTCAACGATCTCCTTCATTTCTGGGTCGTCTCCTTCTTGCCACTTCTTGATAATATGTTGAGTGAGGACAAGATGCTGGTTTTCATCTCTGGCGATGAAAGAGATAATTTTAGCGGATCCTTCCATAAGCTTGAGTTCCGCAAATGCGAAAGAGCACGCAAACGAGACATAAAATCGGATACCTTCGAGGATGTTGACATTGGCTACCGCACGGTAAAGTTTTCTTTTAAGATCCTTGCTAGTCCATTCAGAATTGATGTGGTCTTTCCAGCCAGGCTTCCATAGGTTACTTTGTCCCCACTCTGCTGCTGCATTGAGGAACTCATCGTAAGCTGATGTTACAGACTTGGCTCGATCGAGAATCTTTTGATTATCTACAATATGATCCAGTACCTCAGAGGGATCTGGGTACACGTTCTTAATTATATATGTATAGGAGCGACTATGAATCATCTCCATACACTCCCAGATGGTCATTGCTGACTCTAACTCAGGTAGAGAACAGTAAGGACCAAAAGCCATACCAGGACCACGACCTTGTACACTGTCCAAGAGGATCTGATACTTAAGGTTGGACGTAAAGATGTGCTTCTGCGTGTCGTTAAGAGTTTGGTAATCCGAACGGTCTTTCTGGAGCGAAACTTCCTCTGGTCTCCAAAAATAGGAGAGCATTTGTTGAGTAAGTTTCTCGAATACTGGATACTTTTGTTGATCATACCTTTGCACCCCTAGTGGTGCACCAAAAAACATAGGTTGTTTTGTAGCATCAACGTTGTGAGTGTTAAAAACAGTCATTCCGTCGATCTCAGATGGTGCATCCGTCACAGGGTTCCTCCTCGGTAGTGTTTTCTATTTGCTTTAACAAATCATCCACAGGGATGTCATCCTTCCACCCTACTGGGTGTGCAGGTTCATCAAAGTCTTGCTTATTATCATATGTATTCTGGTAATAAGAAGTCTTCCATCCATACCGATAGGTCTTTAAAAGATCCTCTGCCATCACAGACACTGGCACCTCATTACCCTCATAATTAAGGGGATTATAAGACCAGTTACCACTGATTGCTTGGTCAAAGAACTTCTGCATTATAGCAACAATTTTTATGTAGCCATCGTTGCTGTCCTGATCCCATAACAATGTATAATCCTTCTTATGTGCCACGTATTGAGGCACTATCTGCTTGAGGACACCCTTCTTACTCTTCTTAACAGAGAGATAGTCACGTGGTGGTTCGATACCATTAGTAGTACCACACACAACACTGCTAGACTCGGAAGGCATCTGTGCAGTAAGGGTAGAATTACGTAATCCATAGTTCCAAATGCTATCTGCAAGTGTATTCCAGTCCTCAGTCAGTTCAAACTTCAGGTTCTTCCCATCATAACAAAACTCATCAATGTCAGTCTTGTAATGATCGAGTGGAGTTTGCTTTGCAGCATACTTAGTCTGATCAAATCCTGAACAAGCACCATATTCCTTAGCTAATTGGTTAGATGACTCTAGTAAGTAGTACTGGAATTTCTCTGACAGTATGTGGACAGACTTGCGTGCTTGCCAACTGTCATATTTGAACCCTAATTTAGCAAGATAATGTGCTAAACCAATGAATCCTACCCCTAGCGACCGACGTGCCTTTGTAGCACTCTCTGCTGCCTTTACAGGATACTCTTGATAGTCAATTAGTACATCAAGAGAGCGTACAGACAGATCACACAGTCTCCGAAGTTGATCCCAAGACTTAAGTTTGCTTAGGTTAACAGCAGATAGAATACATAAAGCAATTTCTCCACTACCATCAATATGTTGTAATGGATCTGTAGGTAGAGTGATCTCTTGACAGAGATTACTCATCTTAATTGGTGTCTGGAAGGAACTATGACTATTGCAGTGGTCAATATTCATAATATAAATCCTTCCAGTTTCTGCCCTCTCCTTTAGTAGGGCAAGGATGAGTTCTTGTGCTCCAATAGTCTTCCTAGGGATGCTAAGATCCTTCTCTGCCTCCAAATATAGGTTATCGAAGGATGGTCCTCCAAACTCCTCATACATTTCAGGTACATCGTGAGGAGAAAATAATGTTATCTCTCCATCATCAATAAACCTTTGATAAAATATCTTACTTAACTGGATGCTGTAGTCGAGTTTTCTGACTCTGTTGTCTTCTGTTCCTTTGTTGTTTTTGAGGACGAGGATGTCTTCGATTTCCTGATGGAAGATAGGAAAGTGGACAGTAGCTGACCCTCCTCTGATACCGTTTTGAGTACAGCATCTGACAGTTGATTCAAATTTTTTAAGGAAGGGAACAACACCTGTGTGTTGAACTTCTCCACCCCTGATTTTACTGTTGATGCCCCTGATCCTACCTGCGTTAATACCAATACCTGCCCTTTGAGCGACATATTTGCCAATAGCCATATCGCCAGTAAAGATACTATCGAGGGTGTCATCAATATCAACCAGAACACAGCTTGCATATTGGCGAATGGGGGTTCTGACTCCTGCCATAATCGGTGTTGGGAGGTTGATTTGGTGTTTGGAGATTGCATCGTAGTAATTTTTAACGTATGTTAACCTAGTCTCAAGAGGATACATTGAAAAGATTGTAGCCGCAATCAATATGTACATTTGTTGCGGTGTTTCGTAGATCTCTCCACTACTTCTATCTTGTACTAAGTACTTGTCTGTTACCTGTCTCAAACCAGCATAGGTAAACTGGTTATCTCTGTCATAATCTATGTAGTTATTGATCCTATCCCACTCTACATCAGTGTAGCTACCCCACAGGTTAGGGTCATAGATGCCTTTTTCTGCACCTTTGAATAGATGATCTTTAATATGAGATGGTTTACGACTACGACCCCATAGTTTCTTACGCAGTTGCACACTAAGAAGTCTAGCAGCAACAAACTGATAGTTAGGATGCTCAAGATCAATCAAATCACTCGCTGATCTAATCAAAATCTCCTGTATGTCCTCAGTTTTAATGTTGTCGTGGAATTGTAGGTTGGATTGTATTTCAACCTGAGATGCGGATACACCTGTAAGACCTTCACAAGCCTCTTCCACCATATTGTGTACCTTATTGAGGTCAAGTTCTTCAACTTTACCTCTGCGTTTTACTACTTGCATCTTTTCCATTCAGATAGTTTTACGGTTGCTTCGAGTCCTTTATACGTATTTGATTCTATCACGTCAAGGACATTATGTCTAGCTAATATCATATCATTGATATCTTTTTGCTGGATATTTGAGGGCCATATGACGATGGCATCTCCTGAGGCGATGGTTTTTCCCATACGTCCGACGATTTGGGTGTTACGAGGTTCGTTATCGTATACCCACACAGCATCGTTAATCCCCCTACTACTGAGATGAACGTCAGCTCCGCACATAGCAATCGCTTGTGGAATGAAAGCTGCATCCAACGGTCCTTCAAGGACGTATACTGTTTTGGTTTTGTCAACATCACTTAATCCATATACTTTGGGTACATCTTCTTCTAACATTACTGTAACGTAACGTAGTTTATCTTTTGGATTCAAGGATCTACCTTGGTATCCAAACAAATTACCTTCCTCATCTAACAAAGGAATAATGATACGAGACTCCTCACTATCACTACTCTGATACGTTGGTTTTAGAGTGTTAGTCCACTCCTTAAACTTCTCAGCATAATAAAACTTTGATAAGTCTGGTATCTCTCGTCGCTCTAAGTATTCCCTTGCAGGGTGTCCTCTATTTAGCTCCGAAATCGTAGGAAGATTTACGGTTTTCTTCTTCTTAAAGACAGGTTTTTTGAACTTTGGAGTCACCACCTGACGTTTGCGTGAACCAGATGATTCTTTAAATTTCTCTAAGTTATATTGCTCCCACAAAACCTTGTCTTGATCCTGTAAGAAATTAAAAAATGCCTTCGAGACACCACAATTGTGGCACTTGAAGACAAGTCCTGTCTTGGTACTAAAAAGGTATCCCCTTGCTTTTGACTTCCGCTTGGCAGAGTCACCGCAATAAGGACACCTGAAATTATAGAGACCTGATTTCTTTGTACTAAAGTTCTGTAGCCTAGCTGATAGCTGTGAGACGTACTGTAGGTCTAGGTAATTCATAGACATCCAGTATACTAACTTTTTCTGATGGTGTCAAGGTGTTTTTGAGAACTCTTTGTCCGATTGGAGACACGATGACAGAAATAATAGAAAGAGCACCAAATATGCTCCACATTTTTTTCTCCATAAGTCTGAGTCTTTCATCTACCTTGCGAATATCTCTCTCACAGCCCTTCTTAATCTCCTCAGATTGGCGGTTAACCTCCCTGTGAAGTGATTCAACTTTCTCGAATAATACTGCATCTATCCTATCCTGCTTGTCAAGCTTCTCGTTGTGGACAGCTAGTAGCTGCCCCATCTTCATCGAATTGTCTTGGAGAGTATCAACTACCTTCTCCAGTCGCTCCAGAATAGCAGCGTTGATACTCTCAGCCATTATCAGTTCTTAACTGCGAAATCTACTGCCTTCAGATATGTTTCAGGAGAGAAGTTCAACATCTGACGGAACTTGATCTGATTAGCAGGGTCAAGTTGACTGTATACATCTGTTACTCTCTTAGCAGAGTATGTATCCATCTTCATTGTCTTGTCACCCACTGCGATGTCAGCAAAACCTTGCTGATCACCAACCTTTTTATCCACTAGACCTACTGCTGTGTCAAGTACATCAACTTCAACAGACTCTTTCTTTAATTTCTTTGTTTGATCAGAAGCTTTCTTCTTAAAGTCTGAGAGACGTGCCTTCATAAGAGTGTCCATCTCCTTAGTTTTGGACTGCATCTTACTCTTAGCTTCGTCACGCTTTTTCTGTAGATTCTTCTGTCTACCCAACTTCTTTTGTTGAGCTATTTGCTTCTGAGCTCTTTCAGTCTCAGTAGCTGATTCAGTAATTTTTTTAGATTCTTCAGACATTTTTTTGTTGCGACCTGACATAATACGGGAGACTAATTTACGACCAGCCTTTGTACGACCGTCATATTTTGCCCCATTGTTCTTCTTATATTTAGAACGGTTCTTTTTTCCAACTATAATATGAGCAGGTGGCAGAGCAATCTGGCTACCGTCTCCAGCTGAATTGATTGGTGCGTCCTCATTCATAGCAGTATGAGTTCTTCTAAGGTATATGTATCTAAGTAAGGATCGTCAAGTTCCTCAGGGAGGTAATTGAGATACTTTAAGAACGACTTTAACATACTCCAATACTTTGCGTCAATCTTATGAAAGAGCATTGGAGTGGATGCTTCACCAAATACATTCTGTAACACTATAATATGGTTAAGAATTAGGTGAGTTTTTAACTCTCCTGACTTCTCATACCTCTTCAACAAACGTTTTATATATTTAAAACGCTTCAAATCCTCAAGGAAATCGTCGTAAGTTATTCCTTGAGGATTCTCGTAGTTTTTAGAAGCAAATAGAAGGAAGTTGTCATCATTTAGAAATTCAAATTTCATCCCTCATCAAAATTATGCGAATGTAATTGACTTGTATGCAGAAGTTACTTCTTCAGCACCACCAGCAGATGTTATTTTAACACGATACTCATATCCGTCAAGTGCTGCTTTAGTACCTGCGGTAATTGTGAGTGCTGTTGCTGCTCCTGAAGTTACACTAGCTGCTGCTCCAGTGTTACCATATACTCCACCGTCTAGTGAAGATGTGATGTTAACCCAACGAAGTCCTGTTGCAGTCTTACGCTGCCACTGTGTGCTAAGTGCTGATGAGTCACTTGATGCAGCAGTAACTGTAAGTGCACTAGTAGTAACGGGGTCACTAAGACCTGTTAGTGCTACTAGATCTTGACTGAATGTGATTGCAGATGCTGCGTCAGCAACGATGCTGTCGTCAGTCTGTGTCTCGTCTGCGTTAGCTTCTGGATCTGTTAGAGTAACTAGAAGTTCTGCTTTGTGGCGTGTATTACCAGCAGTATCAGTATAGGTGATATAGTTCCACCAACCTGGTCCAGTGAGTCCACGCTCTTGGTTCTCACTAAGTGCTGCTTCTGTCTCGTCAACGAAGACCACAGTCCCTCCACTAGCGTCTGCTACGACGGTAGTTTCGACTTTCGTCTTGTTGGCGTTACTGTCAGTATCTCCGTAAAGTGACATTGTTTTGTTACCTGTTTGTTAGTATTTATCGAATAGTATAACCTTCAACTTCACCAGCAGCGTTAGCTACAGAAAGTTTTTGGTTACGCAATCCTCGTTTGGAGGATGCACTGTGCTCTCTTAATTCATCAGTTACTAATTTATTGACACGATCTGCTTCAGATGCATCAACATCTACCCACTGTCCTGTCTTAAGGATAACATCAACATCAGCCTTTTCAACTGTATCAGATGCAGTTGCTGTAGTAAGTTCTAACTTAAGTTCCTCTTTAGATTCATCATCGAATCCAGCACCTGAGGCTCCAATAGGAATGAGTACTTGATATACTCCTCCGTTTTTGTCAAGAGTTACTTGGAATATAGCACCTCTATGATCCACATCATCTCCATTACTGTCCTTGATTTGGGCTGTAGGAGTCTTTAGATACTTTCCAGGAGAGTTTACTCTGACTCGATCGATTTCACCCTTCTCGTCATAGTTCCCTTGGAAGTATTTTATGGTACCATCAGATTGAGGCACTTGGGTAATTGTATGTCCGTCCTTCTTTAGGTCAAACTTAGGTACCCAATCGTTACGATCTTCTGCCATTGCAATACACAAACTATTGTCTGTGTCTATTTATAAAACTTTTATTATGAGTCTAGTAGTGCTTTTGACACTGCTGCAACAAGTTCGTCATCAACTTTGTTGTCGGTCTTGGCAGCTGCCTTCTTTAGAATCTTAATAACAAAGTCTTTTATTACTGAGTCCAGGTCTTCTGGAATTCTATCGATAGCTTTGTTTATGATGCTGATAGCGATAGGCATTAAAAAGTTAATCATTTCAAATATAGCAAGTTAGATTTATTTAGGCTTACAGTCGGGTACGGATTTACCTCCCTTCATCTTTGTTCCTGTTGCCTTATATCCTTTCCAACAAGATGCTTTCTTGGGATCCTTACCTATATTTTTTCTTGCGGTAGCTAGTGTTGCCTCTTCTTTCTTTAATTTTTTCTTCTTAGGAAGTAACCTTTTCATAGCTTTCTTGGTTAACTCCTTCGGATCATCCGTGTCAGAATTAATCTCAGGCATAATTTCTACCTCTGAGGTATCCTCAGGAAGTTCTGCTCTTAGTTGATAGAATGTTTTCATAGGACTGAGTATTCTTCTAGGTCTTTTACCCAAGATCGAAAGATCTTGTTGTCTTCTGCTAGTGCTATTATATAGTTAGGTCCACGGCGAATTACCTTACCAACCTTATTATTGGTAGTGTTTTTCACCCAGTCTCCTTCGCAAAAGACCTGATCGTGACGGAAATCTTCCTGAACTTCACGTTCAAATCTCTCTGTTATATTGGTGCGAAACTGTTTAAAGGATTTCATTTCTTCTTTTTATCGAAGTCGTGTATGTTTTCCGATCCACCCACAGCAAATGGATTGTACTTGCTAGTAGCTATCTTGTACATTTTCTCGTGAACGGTTTCATTGATTTGATCTTCATAGTCAAGACCATCGTCTTCCCATTCTTCAATCTGTTTGTCTGTTGCTATAGGCATAAGGTCCAAGGGGTTATTGTGGAACCAAGGATCATAATGAATTCTTGGTAAGGTCATTAATCTTTCCAACCACCAGCTTTTAGCCAGTTGTTGTAGTGAGGGTTGTCCCAGTTGTCACTAATCTCATAGGATGGAATAACAACCTCTTGAATGTATCTCCTATTCTCTTCAACAAGTGATACCTTGGCATCTATCTGAGCACCCCACCAAACTGCTGCACCTACTTGTGCTGCTAAGAATGTCAGTAATGGAATTGGAAGGTTTTTCATTTTTTCTTCGCTCTTTTTTTAATGTTCATTAGTTTTTTCTTTGCAGGAGGAGGTGCGTCATCATATCTATAGTTGGATGTTGGGTTATTAATCAACGGATCCGTTTCAACAATCTCCGAAAGATTGTCACTTAAATTAAACACAAGTTCTTCACTAGCATCAGAGTTACTACCCTGAAACTCAGTCATCCTCGTTTCTTTTTCTTCCTGTGATACATCATCTACTGTGTAGCGATCCCACATCTTTCCACCGTAGCCACAAGTGCCACGCTTCTCCCTCTTTTCACAAAGACGACAGTATTTTTCACCAGTCTTCTTCTTAGCTGGAGGGCACTTAAATTCAGAGAGTTTCTTCATTTAAAATTAGAAGGTAAGTTAGTCCTAATCTCATTCATCAATTTCTTACATTCACCATCGCTCAATGCTCTGGGAATGCCTTGACGAAAGGCAGCAAAGTCTTCAGCAAACGCTGCACGTCTCATCTTAGTACCAGAGATAGCAAACGTATCACCGTCTGCATCACGATTACCAGAGGAAACAATGTCAAGTTTTCTGAAGTAATAGTCCTTGCCATTGTATTTATGAATCCACGCAAATGCAGCAACACGATCTGACCCAACAACTAGCGTTGCATCCTCATAACCTGCTGCTTGTATGTCCTGTAAGCATTCTATCACAGATTTTTGAGCACCGACAATGTTCTTAGCATAGCTAGGAAACATTTTCTTCATCCACTTGACTTTATTTGCTGGTATTAATGGATTTTTACCACTTTTATCTTGCGACTTTGATGTGTAGATCCTCCAGTCACATTTAGAAGCTGCTGTTTTGACCCCTTTTATGTTCTCTTCGTGTCCTATGGTGGGTGGTTGGAACCTACCAAAGGTAAAGAAGCAACAATCATACAGTTTTTCTAACGCCATTGCTTCTGAATAGTAAAGTTGTTGTATGCAAACTCAAGACGGTTGACCAGTTTGATCATATCACCATCTTGATGTAGTACATAACCCTCAGGTGTGGTAACCTTATAACCCTTCTCAGTTTCTACGTAAGTTCTGAATCTTTCTAGGTGATCTAGCTTGTCTATAATAAATTGTTTAACATCTTGGATCTCTTTATAGAGTTTCAACAACTGAGTAAAATTAATTTCGTTCTTGTCTAGGTACACTTCACTCTCAAATACTAACTTACGCTTAACTGCAAGTGTCTTGGGAGTCTTGATCTTAGCAAGTTCCTTCTTCATCTTCTCGTGATAGAACTCTATCAAGTTATCAAGTGCTTGACGTGGATTACCTATAGCCATACCTTGACGTACCTGACTATTAAAGAACTGCTTGAGGTAACTAGCGACGTGCCACTTAGCTTCACCAGTTGTCCCCACGTTTTCCACAATATTATCGAGGAATTCCCCACAGTTTCCACAGAGGTGATCTATCCTTTGAATATATTGCTCGAAAGTGGTACATTCTTGAGCCGTAAGGGTCACTTCATTGATAGGAGTGTCGTTAGATATGACTGCTACTTCACTAGCACGTGAGAATGTCTTGATAGGAGCACCAGCCATTGCTTGCATCTCTCCAAAAGTAGTACCACTGTAATGCGTATGGAATACTACACCAATCTTTGATTGTTTGACCTCTTTACCTATGTCGTGTTCCTGAGGTATTCCGTACGTAATAGTATTGGGTCTAAACGTATATAATTTCTCACCATCTACAGTCTCAGTCTTTAGAGTACTGTCTGTGTATAGTAAATCTCCTTGTACAACTCCTCTAATATTCAACTTACTGAAGTAACGTAGAGAATACTTCAACTTCTCTGCTAGATCTCCCTCATAATATACATCAACATCCTCTTCTGTGTAGCAAACCTTGGGTGCAGTCTTAGCAAAGACAGACTTAGTACCAACAAAGAACATACCACTGTTAGGATCAGTACCACATACTACAGATGGTGCACCATCCCACTTGGTTTGTAAGAATCCTTTTGCATCAGCAGTCTTACCAAGCATCTTATATAATTCTTTCAAGAAAGCAACAGACGCAGCACAACCATCAGAACCATAGTTCAACATTTCATCTTCTAAGTGTTCAAGGTGTTTGAGTTGCTTTACATTAGCCATTATCGTGTGCGTCCTCCTCTGCGTCACCTGGAAATTTGGTCATAATGCTTTCACCTTTCATCTTATATCCTGACTGTAGCTTGTCTGGATACACACGATCTGGATCTGCTTTACTTCCCTTGTCAGATGTGTTTCTGATGTTAAAAGCCATATCCAATAATGGTGTTGTTAAGTTTATATTAACACGTTTTGCCCCTCCTGTGTTACCACCGTATGCCACTTTGACATTTGACGCAACGGAGGCAGCATTTAAAAATCTTTCATCAATTTCTAGATGATGTATGTGTCCACCGTGTAAATGGACATAATGATATCCCCAACCAAGAGATCCTTTAATCAATTCCTTAAGTAAGTTACGGTCATAGCTAGGAGCAGTATCAATCTCGTGGAAGTCACGACTGCCAGATTGAAAAGCATTAAAGGTTTCGCAAAGTAGATCTTGCTTTAGACCAAATGTTTCAATCAATGCTAGACCTGCTTCAGTATTAATACTACCTGCTTTAACTTGATCTACAGGGAACACATTGGTCTTAAGACCTAGATTGGATAGGTTTGTGGTACCACTTGTCTTTAGTGACAGATATGTTGATCTTTCTTGCTCCCCCTTACACTGTGTCACCAGTGTTATGTCAGTAACAGTTGCACCAATATTATATCCTTTAGTTGGTGAAGCACCACCTATCTGCCAATGACCATTAATAATTTTCATTGGTCTTTTCTTGTTCTCAGCACCTTCAGGTACTACTCTCAATGCTGTGCACTTCTCCAAACCATAATGATCTACAAGACCAAAGATAAAATTTCTATACTTATTACTCTTTAGATCATCTGGATTCTCAATCCAATCATTGAGTAAGTTCTCCATCTCTCTTTCAAAGAGAGTACCTTGGTTTGCTGCTCCTCTATTTCCTCTACTACCATTACCAAAATCAGGTTGTAAATTTTTAATCTTTAACTGACTTTTAATATCTCTGATCGTAAAAGATCCTACTAGCTGTCTGCTAATCTTACATATACTTTTATTACTTGGATCAAATGCAATAGGATCTGGCAGTATATTTCCATACTTCTCTGTTAAGACATTAAACAACCTAAGGGCTTCAGCAGCACGGACTGTATCCATATGCTTCACTGCTTTACCTGCTTCTTCAAATGTTTTTGGTATTACATTGTATGCCATACCAGTATTTAGAGTATTATTCTTCTATATCATACTCTATAATTATCTTTTTACTTCTCCTTCCGACAGAATTTGAAGTGTCCACTCGTTCAACAGTACCACCCAGTTCACCAGCAATACATAGGATCTCAGCAATGAGTTCTCCTTTGTCTATTGTATTAAAATTGTCTGCAATTTCTTCTTCAGGTCTTGGAAGGTCTTCTTCCGTAGGTCGCAGTTTCATTTTTTAAATACCCCTAGTTTGGATAGTAACCACATTGTAACTAATGTCCACCCTATAACATACCACATCATTTGAATACAGGAACAGGAACTAACTTGGTGTTAAAGAAATCTTTTGATCTCTCGAACACTGGATAGAATTGACATAAACCCTTATCAGTATGACATTGCTCTAAGGGCAACCAGTTAAGGTCATCTATAATATCATACCCTATACTAACACGGATTCCCTCATATGGCAAGGGCTTTACAGCGTGCATTAACGGACCTGGACCGATATACTGTAGTCCTTGCTTGTTAGAGATGACATATGGATACTCTTCATCATCTAGTGGATGTTTAGTACGATCTTCTAAATCAAGGTATGCCAAAGTCTGTTTATCTCTCTCCTTAAAATCTCTTGGTATATCATTAGCAAACACAGTTTCTGTAGGTTTATCACTCAAGTGAACAAAACCGTGATACCTACAATAGCTATGGTTATGCCACCCTAATGACATCTTACCTAACTCCTCATACCTATGTGCATTCATCCAAGCGTGTATCCACAATGGTTTAGTTTCTAATCCTGGATAGGATCTAATATTTTTAAATACTTGGTTCCACAAATAAAAAAATTCTGGCATAGTGGATGAAAGTGTAATGATGCTATAAGCGTTCTTGCTCATAGACATATCCCATTCATCCCTACTACCAGACATAGATTTATCTGCTAATGGTTCAATATTTGATTTCCAGAGTCCGTAACAAGTACGTGCTTCAGTCAGTATCTCTTTCCAAAGCACATCAACATCATATATCTTTACCAGATCTAATAAGTTATCACAATCATAAGAGACTAGTCTTTGGGTACTCTCGTGTGTTTCCCAATCTCCACTCATAAATCACCTGCTTGTCTATTCTCAGATCGAGTAACCTCGAATGATCCAGTAGGATATCTAGCTAGAAGTTTTGCCATATTCTGTGCAACAACTTTATCAAAATCAAATCCTAATGCCATACAAGCTTGACTGTAGTACCAGAACACATCACCTAGTTCACGAAGTAAATGTGTTTTAGTGTCACCAGTTAATACCTTTCCTTGGAACGTAACCTTTTTCACAATCTCTGCGAACTCACCACCTTCAGCACTAAGACCAATAGCAGCAGTCAAGAGACGTGCAATATCTACACCCTCTTTATCTAGCTCCTGAATTCTATGTATGAACTCTTGATTGTTCTTCGATGGTTGACTTGTGGTACCATCCACAAATTCCATATACTGATTGATGTCTACTTTAGTTTTGGTCATACTACAAAGTCTGCAAATTTAGATGAAGATTTTTTATCAAAGTCAGGAGTGAAGTCAATGTCTTTAGCTTCTGCTTCAGCGTCTTTACTTTGCTCTACATCATACAGCTTCATCTTCGCTCTGTCAATACCCACAACAAATCTTCTATACATTGTAGGGTCATTATATCTATTCTTTAACTGTTTAACCATTATCTGATTTTGGGCTTCCAACTCCTCGCTAGAAATGAGAGCGAACATAAAATCAGCAGTAGCAGGGAGTCCGAAGGACTCTGAAGTGTCAGTAAGGTCAACATCAGTAGAGCCGAAACCAGCACGAGTAGTTTGAGTAGCACTAACAATCGGTAAGTCAAACTCGACAGCAAGACCCCGAAGCTCCTCAGCAATCGCTTTAACATAAGTGTAACTGTTTACAATAGCACCTTTGTATCTGGAACTAGCACAGATGTTAAGGTAGTCAATGAATATAATGTCAGGTACGAATGACTTCTTCAAGGCTAGTTCATTCATCAATGCCCTAAAGTGACCTGAGTGTGCAGATGCAGTAGGATACTCTTTAATAATAAGTTTACCCTGTGTCTTACGTGACAGATCTGCGACCTTAGATTCAAAGATCATCCTAGGTAATTCTGGAATGTCTTTGATATTTACATTAAGTAAGTTAGCATCAATACGTTCAGCAATCTTCTCCTCTGCCATCTCAAGCGTGATGTACAACACATTCTTTCCTTGTGCTAAACACGCTGCTGCAACGTGACACATAAACAATGACTTACCTACTCCTGTTCCAGCAAGAGCAACATTGAGTGTTTTGTTTGGGATACCACCCTTGGTAATCTTATTGAAGTATTCCAGATCAAAAGGAGTTTTCTCCTCGTCAGTAGTGTAGAAATCAAAGCGTTCTTGATAGTCAACCAAGTAATCGTGACCAATATGGTCATCAAAAGATACCGATAAAGCTTCTTTGAGAATGTCAGGAATTGCATCCCTACTCTTCTTATCGTCTTTGCCATCTGCTAGCTTGATAGACTCCATCAAAGCTATGTAGATAGCACGATCTTTACACCACTTCTCAGTAGCATCGAATAACCAATCCTGTGTCGGATCTTCTATATCTTGGAAAGAGTCACAGATATCTCTGACTTGACCATAAGTCTCATCAGAAACATCTTGCCGTCCTTCGACTTCAATGAGTATAACCTCCGTGGTCGGGAGACGGTCATACTTAGAAGCGAACTTTTGGATCTCTTCGTAAATGACCTTTTCGTGTAGTTCTTCATAGTACTCGGATTTTATAAAGGGAAGTACCTTACGATAGTAATCTTCAGATCTGAAGAGACTACGTAGGATAGTCCTCTCAATACGTTCATTCATTGCCGTACTTAAATTCTTTTTGTGCAGCCTCGTCTAGTGCTTGCATTATTTCTGGAGTGAAATACTTTTCTGGATCATTGAGGATAACTTTAGGATAAACAGAAGTTTCACCCAACTTAATCCTATTGCCCACACGGTTAAAGACTCCGTGCTTCTCACCCAGTTCCAGTAATCCGTAATACTTGTCAAGACCTCTCTCATCGAAGAACAACCTTACTTTAACCTTACTATTCTCTTTTGTAAACCTTGATTTACGATTTGTGGCAGTAATGAGATTGCCAACAACCTCGGTACCGTCTTTCTCCTTAGCCTTCGATAAGAAAACAATGTTAGAAGCAGCGTACTTAAGTCCTGTTCCACCACTCATCTCCTTCATAGGGACATACGATCCTACGACCTCGTAGGTATGATTAGTAACTAGCAGTGGTATATTCGCTCGACCAAGATTAAGTGTCAAGACCCTGAAGATAGACTTGATCACTTGTGCTCGTGTCATATCTCTGGTATCTTTTCCTGCTGCGGAATCTTCAATTTCTTTAGATGTAGATAAGTTACCTAAACTATCTAGTACCATAAGAAGAGGTGGTCTGTCTTCTTTGTTAAGTTTCTCATACTCAGATACTATTTTCATAGCCTGTGTACGAAACTCTTGTACTGTCACAACAGGTACTACACCCACACGTGACACATCTAAACCTCTTTCTGCCATCATCTCCTTAGAGATAGCAGACTCAGATTCAAAGTATAGAACATTACCCTTAGGGTTCTGTTCTAGAAAGAACCTACAGACGCTGAGGGCAAAGAAAGTCTTGCCAGTGCTTGACTCGCCTGCAAGAGCTGTAACTTTATTTGATGGTATTCCACCGTAGACTGAACCAGATACCAAAGCGTTAAAGATATAACTGCCAGTATCAACCCAGTTAGCAGTATCGCCAGCAGCGATACCTTGGTCTGCGACTGCTGCATACTCATTACCAATCTCTTTGATGACCGAATTTAAAAAACTCATTAGAAAAATTCCATAAGACTACCAGAACGTTCTGGTTTCCATCCAATACATTCTAGCACATTACGCAAGGGTTCGTAAAATGCTTTCTCAAATTGCTTATCGTGATCTATGTACTTGGTCAGGTTAAACTCGGATGGTAAGTCCTGAAAGAATGAGATCACGTTCTCTTGAATAGGATTAGGTGTCTTGAGATAGACAAACTTAATCTTCTCACCCTCTTGGATAAAAGCATTCTTGTGTTGAATCTTCTTATCCTTGATGTAGTGATTGTACAACAACGCACCACGTACGTGTATGGGAGTACCTTTCTGGTAGATCTCATACGGATGCTTATACTTGGTGACACCATTACATCCACGTGGGAATGCAATGTCTGAGACTACTGCCTCACGAGTCTCCTTCTTACAGTTGTCGATGAACTCAATAACTGTATCGTTATCAGATGACATAATAAGTCTGAACGCCTTCTTGAGACGATCTCTGAAGTACTGTGGAACAGAAGACCTCGCAGTCTCCAGTCCCATAATCTTCATCTTTGGTTCAGTATATCGTACTCCCTCGGAATCCCATACGTTAAGAATGTAGCGTTTCTTTGCTGTCCATATACCACGATCCGCTATATTCTCACGCTTCATTATCATCTTCTGTTCATATGCTTGAACGTACGTCGCCAGTTCCTCGTAGCTAGTATCAATGTACGGTTCAATCTTCTCTTTACAGATCTTATCGAGTAGCGAAACAATCTTGCTCTTATCACTAACCCGATTACTAAAAAATTTATCAACAAGAGGTCCGAGATTAAGATATATTGAATCCGTGTCGGATGCAATAACATAATCTACGTTATTTGTTTGTAGTAAATTATTTAGGTAATCATTTATCTTGTTCTCTATCCACCTAATAGAAACCTGTCCAGACAGAGTGATTGCTTCTGCGTTAGCTAGTTTATAATACCTGAAGTACTCATTACCAATAGCACCATAAGCACTATTGAGTTGAATCTTCCTAGCCATCTGGAAGTTGTTAAACTTTGAGATATTTTTCTCTAGTGTGAGGGAAGGTTCTTTCTCATACTTCTTCTTCGCCTCAATCATATTACGTTTGTAGATACTACGTTCATCGTAGATCTTTTCCATTAGTTCTGGTAGAAAACCCCGTACATCCTTACGATACTGAGCACCGTTAGCACAAACACAATCATCCCCATCAATTGACACCTCTCCATTTAAGATCCCTTCAACGCTGGCATTACTGTGTCTAGTCTCCCTGAGGGTCTCTGGGGAGATATTATATTGCATAATAAGGTGAGGATACAGGCTATTGAGGTCAAAATTAACAACCCAATCATAGCGTCCTGGTTTCGGTTCCTTGACATAAGCTCCTGCATACTTGTCGGACTTTTGATTTCTATGCTTGGGAGGGATAACGATATCCCTCTTACGCAAATAATTATAGATTATACTATCCCACATCCTAACCTGTGAAAAGACATCTTCAAGGTTGACCTTAGCATCATACGCAAGCGTAAAGGCTAAGTCCATAAGCTTCATCTTGTCTTCGAGTTGATCAACCAGACGTACGTCGTGGATGTTATACTCTACAAATTTCTGCCAGTCTTGGGTATAGAACTCCTTGAAGGTGTCGAACTCTGAGTGGTCTAACTTCTTAGATCCCAACTCAACTAACGCTATGTGATCCAAGCGGTAAGACTCCTGATTTGTATAAGTGAATTTCCTATACAAATCAAGATAGTCCAGCACCGTAATCCCCGATACATCATAACAGATGTTTTTTCTGCCCTGTATATAAATTTCACGGGAACTTAAAAGTTTCCAAGGCGAAAAGAGTTTTGTTTCCTTGGTTCCAAGGATACGATCCAAACGATTACAGATATAAGGAACGTCGAACAGTTGAACATTCCAACCTGTAATAACATCAGGATAATTCTCGATCCACCAAGCGAGGTACTTCCGTAGTAGTTCCTGCTCGTCAGCACAGAGTGTGTACGATACGTCAGCGTGCTTGTTCGTAAAAGGTTTAGAACCCCATACGTGATACAAGCCAGTGAAACTGTCCTTAACTGAGATAAGTAAGATTTCCTGATCAGCAGATTCGATGTCGGGGAATCCGTTCTCTGCTGCGGTTTCAATATCGATCGTGAACACACGGATCTTACTTGGATCATAATCAACTTCACCAGGGAAATTGTCACTGATCCATTGATAGAGATACATCTGATTACCAGAGATCTCAAAACCATCTACCTCCTCATACTGCTGGCAAAATTGCTTACAGTCTCGAATAGTACCTGGTTGAATAGGTCGAACTGGTTCTCCATACAGGGTGGAAAACTTTGATTTTTTCTTACTCTTTACGTATAGGGTAGGTCGAAACTCGTCACGAAAACGAACTTCTTTATACCCATCACAACCTCTTACAAGAATTCGATCACCAACTTGGTCAACGTTCTTGTAAAATTTCATTGTAATCTTGAGTAAGAACAGTAACAGGTTCGACAATTGTAAGAATCTGATCCGAATGGATCATCATCTCGTTCTGTATTGTAAGCCCTTCTAGCCATTTTGTCAATGTTCCTTTCTCTTCTCCTTCTGTATTCAACACACAAGGATCTATTAACTTAACATCTGGTTCACCTGGTAGCTCTGCTTCAGTCGGTTCCAGTTGGCTCACTAGTATCTGTTGGTTCTTTAGCACCAGTACTTGACAGTTCTTCATCACTTTCTCCAAAACGTTCTTTAAAATGTTCAATAAGGGGATCTAAGGGGTCACACATCGTAATAAATGCGTGTTCTTTAACGAGGAATTTCCTTTGTTGTGATAGAGGTGCCCAGTTATGGAACTGAACATTTGGTCCTTTCTCAGGATCTTCTACATTAGGTAGTAGCTTACAGATCTGAGGTTCTCTAAGGACAAACCCCTGAGGCATACCTTCTTTGTCTCTGATCTCATAAACATCAGCGATGACTTCTTCACCGCTTTTCATCAACAGGAGTTGGATAGACATTATAGAATATTTTTATATATTATAAAAGACCCCCTGACATTTGTCAAGGGGTCGGTGGATTAAAGGTAATCTTTACGAGAGTGGTGTTCAGGGACTATTTTACCTAGCTCTACAGTCAGAAGACCATCCTCAAACTTTACATCTCTGACTTCTGTTTCATCAGAGAGTTGCCAAGTTCTAGTAAAAGATCTCTGAGCTATTCCTTTGTGTTGGTAGTTAGTCTCAGTTTCTTTATCTTCCTTCTTCTTACCCTCCACAAAGAGTTTACCATACTCAGAATATACTTTTACTTCTTCGTTCTTGAATCCTGCTAGTGCTATCTCTAGTCTGGACTCTACGTTGTTGACTTGGACAAGGTTGTATGGTGGATAATTAGATTGTGTTTCGTGTAGATTGAAAAAACGATCTAGATAATCATCCATCCCAATTCCGTTTCTTGTGATGCGTTCCATTAGTTCTGGAAGATCCGCAGCACGATATCTTTGAATGTTAGTCATTGTTCTCCTTAGTTAAGCGAGGTTTAATTGGTGTCCCTTACGGCGACACTACTATTTAACCACAAGAAGCTAGTGATGTCAGTCGTAGAAACCCTTAAGATTTGTTCGGGTTTTTCGTCAAGAAAGATGATTTCATTGATGAAGGTGAGGTTAACGCTAACATAGCTACGAAAGAATACCTTACGTGATCATCAGAATAATTCTTTGGATCATATACAGCAGTGTGGAATAATGATCCTCTATATCCAGACAGACAATTAAATCCACCTGGTACTGTACAAACATAATCATATACGTCATCACCCTGAAAATATCTCCAGTTATCTAACTTACCTTCACCTACTCTACCTTGATCCATTCTCTGACTAATCATTCTAGGATGTATACCAGATCTCCTTTCCATATCTCTGATATCAATCCACTTCTGTCCGTCAGGCATATTCATAGCAAAGACAGCAGTACCCTCATCTTCGTGAAGATCATCTGATAGAAATAGATTAAATGCAAAGTCACCAGGATCCACGTGAGGACGATAGTTACTGTCAATAGCAATCATATTCTTCCAGAACATATTGTTATAACAATTAAAATCGTACCACGTTATATCTCTACGTGTAATCTTATGGTCGTATAGAAGTTGTCTAAGATATAATATAAAAGATTTAACCCACTCATTAGCTACAGGTTGTTGCATACCTGGTGCACCAGTCTTATCAGGTATTAGATCATTAGTACCAGCAATATAAGAGGCGTGAATAAAAAAATCTTTTACATCATAAGGATTGACAAGAACATCCTCTACAATGATGTAACTATGATCCCAAGGATCAGGAAGTTTCTGTGTGTATTCCTTACGATTTGGGTTGATCTCAAATAACTTTTCAATCTCATCGGGTCGAATGATACGACCCTTAAAATCATCAAATGTTAATCCCATTACGGTTCTGTCTTTTTCTTGCCGATATTATACTTAGATTCTAGAATCCAATCTCCCTTCTCCTTAAAGGATAGAACCTTAATCTGGTTCAAGGGAGCTATAGTATCGATCTTCTCAGGTGTTATTATACTCAACAATCCCCAATCTGACAAGAGGGATGCAATTCTGTTACGACGTTGCACGTCGTTGATGCTTAGATTAGTTTGTTTACCGTCAAGTGCGAAGAGTTCCTTGAAGTGAACTATGTAATATTTACCACGTTTGTGGAGGATATGACAAGATTGATAGATCTTCTTTTCTTTACGAGAAGCTACACCTATCCTTGTTAATGTTTCTCTCACCTTTAGGAAGTCATCTGGTTCCTTTAGAGCAACCTCAATCATTGATTGCTCTGTCCATTGTACGAATTCTTCAGTCATTTACTGCCACCAGTATCAATAAGGGATCGAATCTCTTTCAACTGTGATGTAGTCAGAACCTTTAATGCTTGTCGTGCTTTTTCATTACTATATCCATAGTATGTTTTTACTGCGTCAAGATCATCAAGTGCAGACTTCTTCAGCCAAGGAGAGAATCTCTTCCTAGGTCTGAGGGTATTTATGTAATAATCATACTGTAAACGCTTATCTAAATGAGCAGAAGCATTCATTTCATTTGCGTGTAATACAGAATCTAATTGACCAGCAAGACACTTGTTGATCACATAGGGTACATAATTCTTTTTATCTTCCTCATCCCATATATCCTTTTTGGATTGATTAATAGAATAGAGGTAATCATTCAGTTTCAATGTGTTCATACCAAGGATGTTTGTACTCAGTGTAGGTGGTTGGTTCGTCTTCTTCTGGCATATCATATGGTCCGTTCATCTTCCTGTTATACTCTCTCTCGTCAAGAACCTCATTAATAAGATCCTTCAATTCAATTCTAAGTTGTGGTTCCAGTAATGTCAATGATGTAATCTTCATCTCAGGATAGATAGGATTTCCATCTTCATCCTTAGGAAACACATTGTCCTTACATCCTTTTGATGTAGGTCCACTCATTCCCTGAGTGTCAATCTTTTCAGTCATTAATAGGTTCTTACAGGTCCGAATACGGTACGACCAGAAGCATTAAATCTGTAGATCTGTGTCTTACCTGAGGTAAGATTCACTACTACTTCATCTCCTTGAATCATAGCACTAGCTACGTCAACACCAAAGGTTTGGATTACTCCTGCCCTAGTGTCAATTAGTTGTGCACGTCCACCACGTGCCCTTGCAATAACATTTCCCATTACTTGTACCAGTTACCTGTACTGTTGTTGATCGTATAATTGACCAGAAGAAGTTCTTTACGCTTATCTTGGTCAGCACCATATGACTGTGTTGATCTCATAGTATATGTGAGATCCCACTTCAGCTTAGAGTAGTCAGGATATAATTCCTCTATCTGTTTAGATGCATTATAAGTGAGCATTACCTTACCAGAAAATACATTACAGAGATCTGCAAGTTTCTGGTGTCCAAAATTCTTATGTAAAGATCCCTTACTACCATAGAGGTTGTCTTTGATACTGTAAGGAGGATCAAGAAAATTGAACGCACTGGGGTTCATTACCTGAGAGTAATCTTGGTTCGTAATGTTCCAAGATCTAATCGCTTGGTGGTACCACAGTAGACTATTTATGCCATTAAATGAAAAGTTAGATTGACTTGCCTGAGCAGAAAAAGAAGAGTTCTCGCTAAGACCAGAGAAACTACACTTGTTGCAAATGTAAAAATTAATTGCTGTCTCATAGATGTCCTTCTTTTCTTTTAGTTTGTCCTTTGCATTGTTGAATGCTTCTCTATGTGCCTTCAGTATATCTTCCTTATCATCGTGATCCATTAGATAGGTCTTGATGTTATGAAGATGTGATTGCATCTGTGGACCTGCGTCTCTTAGAGCAGTCCAGAAAGCAAAGACTGGATAGTATAGATCATTGATAACAACCTTAAGATCTGGACGTTGCTTTGTTAAAGCAATAGCCATAGATCCACCACCAATAAAAGGTTCGACATAGTAATCGAAGTTGTTTGGTATGTACTCAAGAAGTATCTTAGTGGCACGAGATTTACCGCCAGGATACCTTAGGGGTGTTTTAAACTTTTTCATAATATAGGAACCATTTGGGGGAGTGCTCCAGAGTCAAGTACCTGTTGTACGAATACACCAGGATTAGGGTTGTGTAGTATATCAAACCCTATACTAGCACGGATACCAGAGAATTGTCTATTCTCTACACGATGTTCACGTGCTGCTTCAAACATACACATCTGACCTTGCTTGTTTGGTATCACTTGACCATCCTTAAAGACAGTATCTGTCTTCTTATCACTGATGTGTACGAATCCGTGGTAGTCAGCATAAGAATGATCGTGCCAATTAAGTGATTCATTTTCATCACACAGATCTTCAGATCTATGGACGTTCAACCAAGAGTGGACAAACGTCGGACTACCTATCTCACCTTTAATGTTAGAAAGAACTTGCTGCCACAAACTATAGTATGTTGGTAGGTATGAACTCAATAGAATGAGGTTGTACGCATTCTTAGATAAGGTAGGATCGTAGCCAGGAGGTGCCATTGGTTTGATGGTCATCTGCCAGATACGATATACTTTTTGCGTCTCCCTAAGGAGTTCATTAAAATCAAGATCTATGGTAAAGTTTACCAATGTCTTATAACCCCCGCAATGATAAAACAATTAGTGACGAGATAAGTAAGAAAGATGAAAGATCGAACAAGGAGTACAAGATTATCATACCGCTTCGTCGATTCATCAGAGAACGAACCCAATGCATACTTCCATATCCTCCATAGTTTAGTCACTTAATTCTCCTAGGTACTTTAATAGTCCAAGAAGAAGATACTAGATCAACCATTTCAAACTGTTTCTTATTCTTTTCTATCTGATTCAAATATGTTTCACGACCAGGTTCAGGTTGGATCTCACCATAATGATTATGTTTTATACCCAAGTAGTCTAAGATAGAATCATCTATCATTTGATAAAGAGTATCCCAAGTAAGGGTTTCTCTTAACTTAACTGCAATACGATCAATGTCAGCTCCATCTAAGTATTCACCCTTAGATACCTTATCTGAATAGTCCTCGTATTGAGAAATAAGTTTTGCTCTGATCTCTACCAACTCATTAAGGTTAATAGTGATCTTTACATCATCATAAATGGCTGTCATTGTGTTATACCGTATTTGGATAGGTCATACTTGGGCAACAGTAAAGGTTCAACATCTGGTTTAATTGGTTTACCTATCTTATCCTCAAGAACAGATACTATCTTCTTCTTAGAGATATGATAAGGTGTTGGTGCATTCTGTAAGCAAACTTGTAAACACAATAGTTCTTCTTCAGTAAATGTGAATGAAGGAAATAGTGGTGTACTCATTTAAACTCACACTCCAACATAATCTGTGTCATACAAGCCAAAAGATTAATTTCCTGATCTGCAACGAAGGCAGACTTATACTGATAATCTGCTAGTATAAGAACCAACTGAGGTATACTCCTTGGTGATAAATTCTCAGTCAATCCCTCATAGATCTTACGAAAGATCATATTAGGATCGTTGTCAAGGTTCTCTACAACCCAACTACGGACAGTACTAAACTCTTTTCTAGATAGTGCTTTTACCAGCGTCGAAATGTCCAGTTCTGATATATCAACCAGAATACCACTATCAATAGACCCTCGTACACTGTGTCTCTGTAGTTCATTTAATGTTCTCCTCCAATCGGGATAATGTTTTTGTACTAACTTTACTAGTACCTTGTCTTCTCCTGTAACCTTATTCTCTTTAAGAATATGTTTGATCCTCAGGAAAAACTGACCCTGAAGATCTAACTTATCCTCCTTCTTGATAACAAAGTCAAAGACAGAACACCTAGACTGCAACGGTTGAATGATCTTGTTCTTGTAGTTACAAGTAAAGACAAATCTACAGTTGTTCTGGTAATCCTCAATAGCAGCACGTAACTGTGACTGAACGTCAACAGTCATATTGTCTGCTTCATCAATGATGACACACTTGTGCTTACTACCTGAGAGACTAATAGTACTAGCAAAATTCTTAACCTTAGTTCTAACAGTATCGAGATAACGACCTTCATCAGAACCATTAATTACAATGCTACTAACACCCAACTCATCACATAATGCTCTAGCTACTGTAGTCTTACCTACACCAGAAGATCCTGATAGAAGGAGGTTAGGGAATTCACCAGCATCTACAAACTCTTGGAAGGTTGTTTTAAGATACTGTGGGAGTATACAGTCTTTGATTTTGGTGGGTCGATACTCCTCAACCCATAAGAATTTTCTCAAGGTTCTAAGGCGATGTAGTAAGTCAAGTCGATGTTACTGTGATTCCATTTAGAAATCAACTTGTCGGACACACTTACTCCGTAGTCTCCTTGGAAGAGTCTGAGGTTTTCAACTTTAAAATCGAGCGAGTAATCACCGTCTGTTGATCCTTGTACAACTTGATCATAAGAGTTGGAGGTGTCGTCTTCTTTGTCACGCACTTTTAGGATAACGGTTTGCTTTTCACCAGACACAGTAAAGTCTGGTAGACCATACACAGCAGCAGCTTTGCTGAGTGCACCGATCTGTTCCTCGGTCACATTGAATTCAATGTTCCCACCAGGAAATTTGATCTCACGATCAGGTGCTGCCTTCATAGTGATTTCAGGATCACTGAAGTAGTATTTGACTCTACGTCCTTGACCTTGATCTTTAATCGTAACGTAATTAGGATTATCAAAGTGTAATACAGGATCATCAAACAACAGGAGACCAGCAATAAACTGGTTCAAGTCATAGATGGCAAAGTCGATTGGAAATGTCTCCTCTACCTTAGCAGATGCCAGAATGTTTTCTGCATTGCTGATAGTCTTAAGAACATTCCCAGTCTTTACTACGATACTCGTATTGATCGTAGCAAAGTTTTTAAGAATGGCTAGTGTAGTCTTTGATAATGTGACTGCGGTCATTTGTCGTAATCAACTGAGAATGATGTAGTTCCATCATTGATAGACATCGCACGTGCGGTCTTATCATTGAAATGGAGTAAGAGTATAGCATAGTGGGCAATCTTAATGATGTCCTTACGTGCTGAACCCTTTCGATCGTAGCGAGAGGCATACTTTAGGATGTTACTCCTACAGAATGCCTCAGCGTCACCTACCGAATCGATGAGATCCAACGTCTGAACCCCACCTGGACTGTAATGACCTCGGTACGTGTTGTGAATGTAAGATTTGACTTCTTCTAGAAGTTCATCTTCATTGTACTTGTTCATATACGTGGTAGTTTTCTACCAGTATAACAGAGTGGTTACCTAATTGCAACCACTTTGTCAGAATGTACTTCTACAGGGGATTCTCCCTCGTCTACAGGAAGGTCAACCTTGTCGTCAACCTTACTGTAAAGGTCTAAGAATGCTTGCTTGGTCTCATCATCGAAACGGTTCAAGCAAAGTTGTACTGCTTCTAGACGATCACCAAAGATAGAGAATGCCTTAGTGATGTGTACAAGTCTACGTGTACTGATCACTTCATCGATACCACCATCGTAGAATGTCTTACGGATGATGTCTGCCCAGTCAGCAAGTTTCTTACAGTAGTCAGCATCCTTACATACCTTGTTAAGGATCTTCTGCTCTATCTGAACTGAAGGATACTCTTGCTCAAAGGTCAAAGCGAATCTCTCAAGGAATGCTTCATTCAATACATTAGTACCAATGAATCTACCATCTTCAGATCCTTTACCCTTAGTGTTAGCAGTAGCTATAACTGTAAACCCTTTAGCAGGTTGAATGTACTTACCTATCTTCTTGAGGAAGACTCCCTTCCCTTCGAGGATGGACTGAAGGCAAAGTATCTTATTAGATGCAAGGTCCACTTCATCCAAAAGTAAGACTGCTCCTTTTTGGAGTGCTTCGATGACTGGACCGTTGTGCCATACCGTTTCGCCATTAACAAGGCGAAACCCACCAATAAGATCGTCTTCATCTGTTTCAATAGTAATGTTTACACGAATCAAGTCACGCTTGAGTTGTGCTGCTGCTTGTTCTACACCGAAGGTCTTACCATTACCTGATAGACCAGTGATGAATGTAGGATAAAAGATACCAGATTTAAGGATCTTCTTAAGACGATTGAAATTGCCGAAAGGAACAAAGTTAGCATCTACATCTGGAACTAAGTTCTGCTCTACAGCAGGTGCTGCTGCTGGTTTGCTGTAGGTCTTCTCTAGTGCTTCTTTCACTGTAAGATCCCAAGTACCACGCTTTACTTTGTAAGCACTTAGTCTGTTAGTGATTGCACGATAACCAAGTCCAATCTTTCTAGCATATTTTTTAACTTCAGTAGCGGTAATTTTGTTACCATACTGGTCACGGAGATCGGAAACTACGGTCATTAGATTTAAAAGGATTAATTTGTTTGTATGTACTTATTATAGTACAAAAAATGGGGGGTGTGAACCCCCGTGTACCAGTTTGTCAACTGACCATATCTACAAAAGATGTTAGGATCTTTTTGTTGACACTCTTGTTACCAAGAGATTTCTTGAAAGCAGCTTTGATCTTTGCTTTAGTTGCACCTTCATCAACCTCAAACTCAGTGTTGAGTCCTAGGTTTTTGTTTGGCATTAGGTACAACTCATCATAACCAAGAGACTTCTTAACGATTAAGGATTTGTCTCTTCTAAGTTTTGCTTTAATTTCATCTCTGGAAATTCCACGGTCCATCCAGTCGGTGCATAAGTAAGATGCATTACGAAGCCAGTAAGCAACATCCCTAGATTCGATAAGTCTGAAACTAACAAAGTTGGATTCAGGAAACGACTCTTTAAGATCTCGTACAAGGATACCAAGATTCTCCATATAATTATTTGAAAAACGACTAAAAACACGCCCCGTACGATTATTCCTAAGAGCAGTACGATGCTCCACTGTTCGTGTAAGAAGTTCTTCATCGCTGTAATGTGTTTGCTCAGTCGTGTAGACTCCTGCGTGGGATTCTCCATCAGATAATACGATAACATTTAATTTTTCAACACCATACTTCTTCTTAAAGTAAGGGATGACAGTATGCATTGATACGATAGCATCAGCAAGTGGTGTACCACCTAGGTGTAAACCAATTGGATGACTTAAACAACGTGCGTACTGGAATACCTCACCATTACAGTAGCTAGAGTAGTATGCACCTAAACGGAAGAGATACTTTAACTGTTGCTCAAACTCATTACCAGTAGTGTCGGTGGTAAGCACATTAATAAGATTAAAGTGATCTCCAAAGGAATATTTGTAAGGTTCTGATCTGTCGGGTCTTTCATCAGATGGCCACTCAGTAGTAAATAGGTAAGCATTGAATGGAATCTGTGCTTTCTTACAGAACCACGCAATATTTAGAAGTTGCTTTACCATATTAAAGCATACTTCACTAATAGATCCAGACCAGTCAACAAGTGCAATTAAACCGTGGTTCTTACCATCAGGTATAATTGTTACTCTCTTGAATAGATCTTCATTATACTTGTAAGTATGTAGTATAGAAGTGTTCAAAACACCAGTCTTTGCAGTAGATGCACGTGCATAAGCAGCAGCAGATTTCTTACACTCAAACTCTTTAACAAGGTAGTTAACTTCTCTTGCTGCTTCCTTACGATACTTGTCGAACTCTTGGTCGGCAATCTGTACAGGATTAAATCCATACTCACTGTTTTGTTGAATCGCATTTTGATAATGATCATCACATCTTTCCATAAAGACTTTATTAGAAACAACGATCTTCTCATACTTACTTGGTTTGATCTGGATGATGTCAATTTCCTCGTAAGAATTAGTTGATGTTAAATCTCTCAACTTAGATTCTAATGATTCAACAGTACTGAGATCCTTAGGTGTGTCTCCATCACCCTCATCAAATCCTGTACCACCATCAACATCATCACCAGTACCATCAGTATCCTCAGACTTGGTTTCAAAACCATCTTCACCTTCTTCATTACTCTCTTCACCATTTTCTCCTTCACCCCAGTCGCTACCAGGTTGAGAACCATCACTAACACCGTCTGTGTTCGCTTCTGGCATCTGTTGCTTCTCTACTGGTTGCTCTACATCTTTTCTGTAGTTCCAGAGCACTCTTGCTGCCTCTATAGCATCCTCAAAGGTTTCTACTTGTGCTATCTGATCTACAATTTCTTGCTCAACTTCATTGAAAGGAATATCAACGTAGTTTCCAATCTTGAAATGAAGGTTTACTCTATCTGCCATAGTAAACTCTTCAAGATCTTTTTCCCATACACTAAAGAAGTCTTGATCATTTAATTGCTTATAACCTTCAAAGAAAGACTTACGTAAACCAGGAAACTTACGCTTCATCAACTTCTCAATACGTACGTCCTCTGTAATGTTTAAGTATCCTTGTGGTACACCAGTTGCACTAAGGTCTACATTAGGTGTGTATAGTGCGTGTCCTACTTCGTGTCCTACAAGAAGATCATAGATTGTATTTGTCAATCCTTTCCAGATAGGAAGTGTCAAAATTCTTTTCTGCACATCAAAGGATGCTGTGTCCACAAGCTTGTGTTGGACAATAAGGTTTTCAGTAGCTAGTAGTTTAGCAAGGTTACCTTTAACTTCGTAATGGGATGTGGACATTGGGTGCTTGTTTCTTATGTCCTTATTATACGAAGAAACCCTCCGCTTGGGAGGGTTAAGTAGACACTTTATCAACTGTCTACGTCTTGCTCTCGCTTGACGCAGTGCCTGTGGTTTAAGGTGGCGTTTCTTTTCTTTGTTTGAATGATGCTGCCAATTTGGAACTTTCATTTAATTTCTCCAGAGCGGCTAGTACTTCGGGAGTCTCTTCCCAACTCCACGTTTCTTCTCGACCTTTCTTATCTATCTTAGTAAATGTTTTAACAGTCATACTGTAAGATCCTCCTTCTTGATTGAAAATAGAATGTCATCTAGTTCCTGTATGTGTTCTATATTAAACACCATCTCGCTAACGTGCTTGATGAGGAATGGACTTTCTGATCTGGCAGCAAAGGCAAGTGCTTCTCGCAAATGCTTCTGTGCTTCTGCTAGTTCGGTTTTAACCTGTTCGGAAATTTGTGTTTGCATTAATCGGACTCCGTTATAAGTGAGTCGGGACCACCAGATTCCTTGATCTCAAGATGTGAGAAGTTTTGTGGTTTGGAGAACTGTAGTACCCGCATAAATTTGTCGGTCAAGTTATCACGGTGCGAGATAACAAATACGTTTGACTTATCGTTAAACGTTCTTAGGATGAATGATAACTCATCTGACCCTACTGTGTCAAGTGATCCATCAAAAATTTCATCAAGGATAAGAAGGTTGGTGTCAACGCTGTTCTTTAGTTTAGCGATGGATCGCCAAGTTAGCAACAAACTGATATCAATACGTGCTTTCTCACCCTCTGAAAAATTTTCATATGAAAACTCATCAATGTATCTAGACTTCAATACTTCCTTAAACTCTTCATCTAATGTGAAGTTACAGTAGAATTGTAACTTATTTAAGTACTGGTTGATGAGTTTATTCATCACAGGTAAGTACTTTTTAATAATTCTTGTCTTGATACCTGAGTCTCTCAACAACAGACTAGCTGTCATATGTACATCCAAAGACTTCTTGGAATCTATAAGTGACAAAGTGACAGACTTTAAATCCTTCTGCATTTCAAGCAGTTTGGTAGCCTCTACGTCTATAGAAGAGCCACTAGCTTCCAGATCTTTTTGCTGTGCAGTTAATGCCTTTATAGTACCGTTCTGTGTATGTGTGATTTGTATCTGCTTAGATATCTCACCACTCAGTTCACGTAATTTTTCTAACGGTGAAACAATTTCAGTAAGACGCTTATCGATATCTTGAAAAGCCGTTTCGATCTCTCCGATCTTTTCATCGAGTTCCTTGATTCTGTCACTCTTCAACTCCTCTGTTATAGATTGTCTACAGGTGGGACAGGAATCATTTTTGATATAGAATCCCTTGTCCTTGTTTAGTTTATTCTTTTTACTAGTTAGTTTCTGTGATACAGTACATAATTGATTCTTAACTTTCTCTGGGTCATTCAGTTCTGCTATCTCATCATTGAGATCTGCTATCATAGCATTAGCTTCTGCTATCTTAGCTACGCATTTATTCTGTTCATCTAAGATATTCTTTAACTGAGATTTTTGTTTTGATTCTAGTTGTGTAATGAACCCTTCTTGTAGAGTGATCTTCTCCTTAACGCTTTGAGCGTTTAGTTCGTGCACCTGCACAGCATCCCTAATCTCTTTCAACCTGACTTTCAGGATCTCATTCATATTAGAGAAGACATTTATATCTAGGAGATCTTCTATGATTTCTCTACGTTGAGCACCAGGTAATCTCATAAATGGAACAAATGTTGATGATCCAAGTACGACTATCTGTGTGAATGATTTATAATTAAGTTTTAATATTTGTTTCTCAAGTGTCTTCTGTTGATCTACTACCTTTGAGTCTTGATCAAGCATCTTACCATTCTCCCATATCTCAAAGAAGTTTGGTTTGATACCACGTTTAATATGATATCGTCTTTGACCTATCTGAAACTCTACTTCTACTACAGTACCTTTTTCATTTACACTATTAACAAGTTGTGATTTGCTGATCTTTCTAAATGGTTTTCCAAACAAGCCAAAAGTAAAGGCATCAAGGACAGTACTTTTACCTGCACCATTGCTACCTATAATTAAATTAGTTTTATGTGTTGTGATATCAATCTCAGTAAAGGTGTCACCTGTACTAAGAAGGTTTTTCCATCTTATTTTCTGGAACTGGATCATCAGGTTCTATCACAGGGGGAATAACAAGTTCATCAGGAGTGATGATACTGTACTTAGAATTAGTTTGCTCACACGTGGCAATGACCTGACGGTCTTCAACTTCAGTGATGGCCATAGGAGGAAAATCTTCCTCTGCCTCTAGAAGTGTAGCATACCTCATTGCGTCGTCTTTGTCAACAAAGAGATACAAAACGTTTTCATCTATCTCATCACGGACAGCATAAGCCCCCTCCTTGCCCATTCCTTGTAGTGTGATGATGAACATTAAACAGCTTCACAACTTTCAATATATAGGGATTTCATCAATTTCTTGAGGTCGGTTTTATCTACATTAACCTCCACGTCATCTAGGTATTCATCCAGTAGTGACAAGGTATCTTTCACATCTATCTCGTTTGCATCTGGGTCATCAAACACCCCTACCTTCTCTATGACACTAACATCTAATGCACCCTCATCATACAATGAATTTAGCATCTGCTCAAACCGAGCATAGTTAGTCTTCTGTTCTACTATAACCTTAACGTACTGCCCTCTATAATTCTCTGGTTCTATCTCTGTATCATCATTCCAATATATCTTAGAGAAGATCTCATATGGATTCTTAATGAACTCTAGTTCAAAGGTATCTGTATCAAAGCTATGAAATCCACGAGGATCTCCATAATCATTCCAATAGATCTGATATGGATTACCTAGGTAAGTTACGTTACCTTTCGTGCTCTTATGATGGAAGTGGCCACTGAATACGAGATCAAAGTTTGCAAAAGTACTAGCGTCCATACCGTGTTCGTAGACGAAGCCAGGACGAGCAAGATAGCCACTGAGCTCAAGATGACCCATTGCGACTTTAGAAGTACTCCGTTGTATAGTTTGAAGAGATTTGTCATAGTTATCGGGGCATATCCAAGGTACAAATAGTATAGAGGTACCTCCTATATCTAGATCAAGAGCATCCTGATAACAATACACATTGTCATATTCAGACAATAACATATACAATGTGTTAAGGTCGTTTGTATTTTTATAGTATGCTGTATGGTTACCTACAATAGTATGGACAGTAATATCCATAGCTCTAAGAGTGTCGTAGTATCTTCTTGCCCATTGCAAGGTAACGAAGTCTATACTCTTTCTATTATCAAACGTATCTCCTAGATCTAGTAGAGTGGTTATTTTATTCTTCTTCAACCACGGGAAGAATACATTATCGTAAAATTCTGAGTAGTAGTCTAGGTATACCTGACTACCTTTATGGCTACCAAAATGTTGGTCGGTTATAATTCCTACTTTCATCGAGACATTCGTATCTCGATATTTTCTTTGATGCTGTTCATATCGGAATCAGAGCTACTCATCCCACTCATTGTACCATCATATTTGTCAGAGTGCAACACTTCGCTATATCCCGATCTCTCTATCAGTTTGGTACGTATCTCCAGTTGCTTCTTCTCTTTCTGGATCTTACGTAAGAATGCGTAGTAAATTATTTGTGTGAAGTATGCAAAAGGATTCTTAGATTTCTCTGGATCAAAGTTGTCAACATACTGTAGGCAGTTCTCTATGCCATCACAGACCATATCCTCTCTGAACATATAGTTCACGAAGTTCGGTTTATACGACAAGTGAGTAGCTATCTTTAAGAAGCACTCTGCAATGTAAGGGGTGAGGCGAGGTCGAGGCAGATCATTCAGTTTAGCGAAATGCACCTTCTCTCGATACGCTACGATAGCAGCCAAGAAGTCTTTATTATTGACGTAATACTCCGTCTTGACTTTAGATCGCATTGCCATTTTATGTTTCCTTTTGTATCGTTATTATAGCACACTGCCTTAGGGCTTGACAAGTACTTAGAATCTGTATAGAATAACAGTGTCGCTGTTCAGGGGACATTAGGTCCTATACATCCTTTCAAACAAATTCCTAGCTTTATTAACAGAACCTAGGTTACCCATTTCGAGTGTGGGTCTTATCCTATTAGGAATAGAATTTCGGAAGACCATATCAATATTTTCTTGATAGAAGTCGGCGATCGGTTTAACTGCCGTCGTCATTGCTACTATCTTAGCACGTTCTACAACAAATGTCTCGTCTTGTGACATACAAGACTTCATCCATAGATCTAGTTTGAATCCTTTAATCACTGTGGATCGATCCGACGCATTTGCTTCTAACACTTGCATAGGATTATGAAGATATACAACAGTATCATCCTCAGGAGGAAATGTTACTCCAGAAATGAGCTCTTCACCAGTTAACAATTTAATTGAGCCAATAAAATCGTAGTCTGGTTGATCAGGTGTGAATTTGATTTCCTTTTCCATAGGCTAGAATTTGGTTTGGACTTTTATGATTTCATAATCAAAATTTTCATCAGCATAAATTTTAAGTCGTTCCTCAAAGTGTTTGAAGGTAAAATTCTTCCACTCTCCACGTGAGATATTATCGCTAATATCGTAGAGTGTGGCTACGGTTTTACCTTTTCCCCTGCGAAGGACTCTACCAATTGATTGGAGGTTTCTAATACGGGATTTACTGGGGCTTGCGAACACGATATTGTGCAGACGCTTAATGTTGATACCAGTACTAAAAGTCCCATAGGACGCAACGATGATAGCATTTTCCTCTAGTTCAGTAATTCTTCTTACTTCTTCTCTGTCTTCTACATCAACTCCTCCGTGTACGAAGAAGACTTTACGAGATTCAGTACTATTATTTATCAAATTGTAAAGCGGTTCTCCGTGTCTTTCCACATAATTGAAGAGGACTAGAGTGTTTCCACGGAGATCTATGCATAGATTCTTTATAAGGTTGTTCCTTTTCTCGTGTGATATGAGGTAATCTATCTCATCTTGGTAGCTATCGAACGTACCCCACTCGTGCTTTAACACTAGACACTTCACCTTTAAAGGTGTAAGATGACCCTTGTCCATTAATTGTTTTGTTTTGATGAGCTGTTCACACGGACCAAACAACCCTTCAAGTATCCACTTGTGCGTAAGCGTACCGTCCAGTGTACCAGTAAATCCAATCCTATACTTACAGGAATGAAGTTTGGTCATAATCTTAGTCAGTGACTTGGATTTGAATAGGTGAGCTTCATCACCTAATACCACATCATACTTCTCAAAGAACTTTCTTGGTTCCTTGTATATTGATTGCCAAGTAGTTATAGTTACGTTAGACTTCTTATACTTATCCGCACCCGCATAAATCTTGTGACAATGTTTATCAACATTCCATCCATACTCTATAAAATCCTGATACATCTGTTCTACAAGAGAAGTAGTAGGAACAACAAGTAGTACCTTTCTTTTTTGAGCTACGTGAAATCTCGTAATCGCATACACCATTAAGGATTTCCCTGAACCAGTAGGAGAGAGTAATAGTTTACGATTGTACCTAAGTGCCAGAGTGACACCTTCTATCTGATATGGTCGTGGCTCTATCTTTTCAAACTTACTATTTTTAAGTATGTTCTTCATAAACATACGTACTGCCATCTGTGATATATCGTTTACTTCATACGGAGGACCAAAATGGTCATTGTCTTCAAATTCTAGTGTGTACTTCATTGTTGCACACCACTGATGGATGTGCTCTGTTAGTCCACCATATATCTCACCATTGCCAGGTGAGTATAGACGTATCTTACCGTCCCATACTTTGTTCCTATACAACGGCATAAACTTTGCCTCAGGAACATCAAAAGTAAAGTACTCACTAAGTTCTCTATGTACGTGTTCCTCTGCTTTAACTACGTTGTAGACTTCGTTCTTTTTTTGTAGAATAATGTTAGCCACTTCTGAACTTCTCCCACTCAATAGCGTTTTTAATTTGGTATTGACGTGCGGAGATTTGTTTGAGTACAGACTCTAAAAAATACAATATAATTTTAAAGAATTCAATCCTTGCTTTAATCTTAGCTAGATCTTCATCTGCATCAAGAAACATCTCCACCTCATCTCTAGTGGTCAATTTCAAATCAAAAGGAATATCTTTATACGCTGAAGCTGGTGCTTTCTTTTTGTAGTACATCCACTTTTCTTTTAGCTTGAACTTAAGTTCAAACTCTTTGTCCAGTAGCTTATGTTTCCAATCTACGTACTGATCTAAGTACTTAGAATGTAGATAGGGAGTCTCATTACAGGCTTTTAGAAAGTCTGGGTAGCCATCATTACCATCAAGAATAGTAGAGTCTTTTCTCCACTGGTCTTTCAATTCATCAAGAAGGGACATACTTACGGGATTCCATATTCAAGAACTCATAGAACGAATACTTAAAAGTAACCGTTGCTTGTAAAAATTCTATATCAGTAGCTTGCACATTAAGTGGTAGCGTAGTTAATGACACAGGAAAGAGGTCACTAAAATTGAGATAGAAGTTAGGATTTAACTGATTGGTTAATATGAATAGATTTCCTGTAGCGAATTGTACTTCCTTTTCCGTATCTGGTTCATACGCTAAGGTAGTATCATTGATCCAATTCCATAGAGACAAGTAATTTTTTAGATCTTCGTCTACTAGAAATTGTACTTGGAAGTCACCAAAGGATGTACCACCAGAAGCTGGTATAGGCAAACGTCGCCTAGGTGTAGATATCTCATTCACAACGGAAGTGATATCTGGAATAGAAGCTTGTTGGCAGAAAAAATCTACACCAGGAAATATATCCAGATCCAATTGAAAACCAGTTGGTGAAAGGAAGTTCCTGTTAGATGGTTGCTGACTAACCCAGTTAGCTGGCATAACATAATCAGTTCTTTACACCACTATTTAGTCCTTATACAGAACCCAGTTTTCAGCAAAGTCTTCGCAGTATATTAAATTGTCGTAGTAGCGATGATAAGAAGAAGTAGCCCCCTTAATAAAATCGGTCGCACGTATACAACGTCGATCGTACTCAACGCATATAGCACAGAATCTTCCGTCATCTTCTTCGACAACGAGTGCTGATCTTCGATCATTGTCGGAATAGTAAGTGGAGTGTCTAATCATAGTTATAATTATAGCATAAAAAAAGAGACCCACAAGGAGTCTCTTTTGATATATTGTGATAATAGATCACATAAGGTTGCGAACAAGCACACGTCTGTAGTACTGGTTGCGTCCAGTTCCTGTATTGGAAAGTACGTCTTCGCCAACTGTTGATCCATCTGCCTTAAAGACGAATGGGTTAGCAACGATTCCGTATCTTGTCTTAAATCCAATTTTAGGTTGGAAGGATCCTTGATCCACTGCACGAACCATCTGTAGGGGTACATATGGGCAGTAGAACATTCCTGCATCATAAGGAGATGAACCCTTATAACCAGCAACATAGAAGTGGTCATTAGCCAAGTTCGCTGAATATGGATCAACGTAAACTTTAACTCCACCGTTAAGTGTTCCAACGAATGTATTACCTGTATCATCAGGTAGACCATTTGTTGATAGAGCAGGTGTGTAATCTAGAACACCAGCCATATTAAGTGCAGAAGCAACGTCAGCAGAACAAAGGATGAAGTTACCCTTTCCTCTACGAGTTTGCTGTGCGATAGCGTTAGCATCTCTTTCGATCTGATAAATCAAACCTTTGAATTTCTCAACAGACCAACGACCATTACTGTCGGTGTCTAGGTTGAAGATTCCAGCGTTCGCTACGTTGTTTTGTGCTCCGACTTTTGCTTGGAGATAAACAGTTCTGATAACTTCACGGTTAATTTCAGCAAGTATCTCAGAAGAGAGAATGTTTGCTAATTCCGTTTCAGCATCTAGACCGTGAATCGCCTTCAAGTCTTGAGCAAGTTCTAAGGTGTACTCTGCTTTGAGTGCACGTGATTTAGCAGTAACCGATACCTTATCGATTGTGAATGCCATCTCACGGAAGTCTGGTGAACCTGAGGTTCCCAAAGCTTCTAGATAGTCTCTTGCACTACCAGCTGTATTCTCGTAACGATATCCAGTACCAGCAGAAGGATATGTGGTACCATCGTTGAGGATAGCAGGGTTGTTACCTTCAGCAGTGTTGTCAGCAGAAGCAGCAGCTGCAGCACCTGTGCCACCGCCACCTGGATCTACGTAACCAGCTGTAGGATCATAAGCGTTCGCACCAGAAGCGTCTCCAACTGCGGAGAAACCTGGGTTAGGCTCATTGAACAATGCTTCAGCACCATCTCTGTCGTTGTAGTGTGAACGCATTGCGAAGATAAGTCCTGTAGGACCACTCATTGGTTGTACGCCACAAACATCGTATGCAACGAGGTTTGGCATAGCACGACGGATCAAGCTGATTAGGATTGGATCGAAACCTGCAAGACCTGAAGAACCGTGAGAGGACTTAAGACCGTCTGCACCAACAGAGTTTATTGGAGCAGCTTCATTTAGCATACCGTGCTCTTCTTTAAGAGCTTTTTCTTGATTTTCTAGGATTGAAGCGGTGACCTGCCTTCTATGAGAATCCTTAATCTCTGATAGATCTTTATGATCTAGAACAGGTGCCCACTTTTCCTGTAATTGACGGGTGTCCATCTTTATTACTTTTAAGGGGTTGATGTTTATAATGTTAAAATCACTTAACAGCGTTTCCGATTGCATTCAGATATGCTTGCATAACTGGTGCGTACTCGGTGCTGACACCTTCAAGTGGCTCTTCTTTTACTGCTTCAGCAACTTGTGCTTTCTCAGTAAAGTATGATCCCTTGATTGTGGTTAATTTCTCTCTGTAAGATGCTTCATCTTTAAAGGTTACAGCTTCAGCAAGATCAGCGAACTTCTCTTTCTGTGTATCTGTAAGTCCTTCACTCATTTCGGAGACAATGCCTCCTCTAACTTGAGCAGAGATTTGTTTTGACAATTTCACGTTCGCATCAATCTGTTCATTGAGGCGGTCTTCCATTTCACGAAGCGAAGTGTTCATAGATTCTAGAACATCTTCTTTGCCCTCAGGCACGTCAATATAGTGCTCTTCAAAGAGTCCTTTCAGACCTTTGATGAACGACTCAGTGATCTCGACTTTGAGACCAGTGTCAATAGCAACTTGATTTTCTTCTAGCCAACGCTGAGAAGTGTACTTCAAGATACCATCAACTTCTTCGGCCAAGGACTCCCGAACTTTCTCGGTGTTCTCGGCAAGCTTTTCGCTATACTGTACTTCGAGTTCTTCAACAATAGAAACAACTTTAGACTTTACTGCTGCTTCAAAAATTGTTGATGCTTTCTTCAAGAACTCTTCTGACAGTTCTTCGCCTTCTGCGAGTGCCTTAACGTCAGCACTTAGATCTACTTCGATATCTTCTTTCTTAGTACCGTAAGTAATCTTATCTGCGAGCTTAGGATCTGATCCTGATGGCTCGTCTTTACCACCACCTGTTTGAGGATCGCTCACTGCGTCCTTAGTCGCATTCTTATCCAACTTGTTGGAGTCGTCTTGCGGATGATTATGTGTGGGAGTAGGTCCACCTAAATCTTGGATTGCCTGACCAGGCACCAATGAAGGATCTACTTTACCTGAAGCTTGATCACCTGGAGCTGCTTTTGCGTTTACCGCCGTTACAGATTTAGATGAAGGAGCCGCTGGTTCGCTCCCAGGAACTGTTGCACTAGGAAGACCTGCTTCACTAATGAGTTCCTCAAACTTTTCGTTCAAAATTTCGGACATCGGAGTTAACCTCTAATAAGCTTTTATACTGTTTATGTCTAAGAGTTATTTATAAATCAGAGAGTTCCAAGGAAGTTCTGGAACACCTTGAGTTTCCGTGCCTCTAGATCACGGAGCTCACTTTCGGAGATGAACTTATGGTATTTAGCTACTTTTTCTTCTTTGACGATACCATTATCCCAACACCATTCCTTACCTTCCATTATGCCATCTACGAAAGCATCAGGTGCGGAGGGGTCGGCGACGATATCAGCAGCAGTAGCTAACATATAGTCATCTCTAACGAAGGAAGTACCTTCTCGTTTCTCTACAGTACCTAAACCTCTAGAAGAAACTCCAAGACGTACACCTTCATCTAATAGATTCTGTGCAATCTTGCCCATAGGTGTGCCAAGGATTCTTGCCTTACCTACGAAGTTATTACCTTCTTTACGGAGGGAAACGATTCTGTGAGATACCCTATCTAAGTTAATAGTAGGACCATCGGGGTGACCAAGCTCACCGACAGCACGATCTCTATTGACGTGCTCTGCAATGTACTTATTTACTTCACGCTCAAGAATGTTAATAGGGTATACCCTGTTATTACGATTCTTAAGTTCGCCTTGTAAAAAGACACCTTCAATATACTGGGACTTCTTACCGTTCTTGGTTTCAGTCAGGTATTGTAGACCTTCAGTTAGTGTTTCCGATATCAGTTTCATCAGTTTTTGGTTCTGAGTTGTTTTCTGGTTCTACAGAAGATGGTGTGCCAGGGGCTTCATCATCTACTGGTGTTTCATCTGGAGCATTTGGAAGTTCCATATCTCCAAAATATGACTTAGCTAGTACATCAGAGTATTGATCTAATGTCTCAGCCGACTTCCCATACATTAAGTTGTTGATAGCATCAACAGCAGCTGCACGGTTGCCATCAGCGATAGCATCTACAGCCGCACGTGCGGAAGTTTCGGGTGTAACTTTGTCCATAATATTCAGAATATATTTTTATTTAGCGTTCTAAGGAACTTGTGTCCTCAGTTGGCTGGTTTTCAGGGAGTATTGCATCAATTGGAACGATGCTTGGTATCAATCCAGAAGCACGTTCTTTCTTAATTTCTGCTTCTATCTCTAACCTTTCCGTATCAGTTTGTTGTAGAATCTTCTTCTTAATATTCTCAGCACTGAAGTAGCGTCCAATGTAAGGTTCCATCTTGACAACTAAGTCAAGGCGGTTGTTCATTAGCTCCGCATCTTTCAGTTCATTGAAGTGATTATCAAAGAGATAGTCATATTGAATATGCTCTCTCATCTCTTCCCACTCTTCGAGAGAGATAACTCTCTTTAGAACGAGTTGAGTCTTTAGAAGATCATCAAACAGAACAGAAAACTTTTTACGCAAGCGACCGACGAACTTGGAAAATTTAAGTTCGTCACGAAGAATTTCATTACTTCTTCCGAGACTAAATCCTTTTTCTCCATCGAGTCTACTGGGGGGTAAGTTGAGCGACTTGAAAAGTTTGGTGCGGAAGTACTCCACATCCTTTAACTCACCAAGGTTTTGCCCACCAGGAAGAGTAGAGATCTCTGTACCTCTACCACCCTCTCTGCGTGGTAACCAGAAATCCTCAAGCATCGACATATGCTTTTTGTCATCTCTGATTTCACCTGTGTTAGCATCGTATACAAGTTTGTTACGATACCTATTCATTACATCACGGAGGTATTGTTCCGCTTTTTGTTTTGGCAGGTTACCTACGTCAATGTAAAATATCCTACGCTCTGGAGCACGGGACAATCTATAAATGACAAGTGCGTCCTCAATCATCCTGAGTTGATTGAGTGACTTGATAGCCTTATGTAAAAACGATAGTGTAATCTTTTGGTTTAGATCCTGTAATCCAGAATCTACGTGAGCAATAGAATCCTCAGCCATACGAATACCCTTTTGCTCAGGGCCATTCATATTGAGGAATCCTTTTGGATTGTAGATGTAGTATTCTTCGTGCTTACCGAAATCTAAATCCAATACGGTAGGTTCTTTACCAGATCTCTTTGCTTCATTAGGATCTTTCTTATCCTTTAATTCTCTTACCTTCTTTATTTTAAGTGGATCAATATACCTAAGTTCCGTGATACCCAACTTAGGGTTAGCTAGATCAATTACTTTATGGTAGTGAAGTCTACCATCAATGTACCAACGACGAAATATTTCGTGTGCTCTTTGCTCGAAACCTAATAGACGCTTGCAATTTTCAAACTCTTCTCTTATCTTACTCTTGATATTTTCTCCTACGTTCAGATTAGATAGTTCTATCTGTACTGGAGTGTCATCTAAGTCAGATATAATCGCTTCATTAACTACTTCATCAATAGCCGTATCCACTTCTGGATGAAGGGCCATATCACGATAACGGCGAATCAACTGGTACTCATTACGAGTTGACGCACCGCCATCGAGGTCTACATATTGTCCAAAGTAACCACCAGCAATAGTGGTAATACTATCATCCTGACTAGGAGGGATTGGGGATTGACCCTTAGGTCCCTCCTTTCTCTTAATAGAGAATCCAAATAATTGTGCCATAATAAGGTAGTATACCTTGTACTAAGGTATTTAGTCAAGTTAATTTATGCCGTTATCGTACTCTTCAGGGTTGTCACCAGCAGTCCAGTATTGAACTTGGAACTCAACCGTGAATTCTTCTATCTGATCATTGCTATCATATGCAAGATCAATCTGTGATATCTGTGTTGGGAAACATCCCCAAAGCTTGTAAGACTTAACGTAGTTGTCCTGACGATCTTCGCCATTACGTCCTAGTTGATGTACTACAAGATCTTTTGTGTATCCAGTTCCACCACCATCAGGATTAACCAATGCAGCAACGTTATCTTCGTGTGCGTTGATTGCCTGTAGCCATCCTTCAAAGAGATTACGTAGTCTGAAGTTAGTATCTGCGATGATAGTAACTGACCAAGTGTCAAAGGTTCTGTCTCCAGCTACCTTTACTACTCTTCCACGGAAAGGAACATCGATAACTCCTAGGTTAGAGGCAGGTAGTGCTGCACTCTTACATAGGAATGATCCAAGTTCTCTGTCTGACTGTGATACACCTAATCCAGCAGGCCAATCGAGTTTGACCCTAAACAGATTAGGTTTAACTCCACTCCTTACCTTCGAGAGGAAGTCCTTTACATTACTTGTGACTGCCATTTGTTGTTAGACCTCTGTTAATTTATTTAGCGGGAGTGAATCTCTATCTTCCTACAATCTCATCGAAACTTACACCAGTACGTGTAGCAACGAATGTAATTGTAATAAAGTTGATAGAACGAGAAGGCTTGAGGTATATCTCAGCAACAAACTCGTTGCGATCGATTACATCGCCTGTGTTGTTTGTCTCGTCGCAGATTACGAGGTAGTCAGTTAGACCACGACGTGCTTGAATCTCACGAAGATAACCACCAACAGCGTTAGCGAAGGATGAACGTGTAACGTCATCGTTTAGATCAAAGAGAACATTCTTAGCGAGGTTCTCAACTTGCTTTTCAACAACCAAGAACAGACGACGAACGTTAATTCTATCGAATGCACTAGGTGTGCTAAGTGCAGTCTTGTCTCCAAAGAGAACAGTACCACGACCCTCGAAGCTAGAAATTGGGTTTACACGTGCTTGATATAACTTGTCTCTATCAGACTTAGCAGGTGTGTATGCTAGTTTGATTACGTTACGGATGTTACCTCTGTTAAATCCAGCTGGTGAGAACCAAGGATCTAGGTCATTAGCGGTTTGAACAGCCAAGCCAGCAACATCACCATTGCAAGGTACGTAGCGATAGGTATCATTAAATCTGTCGTAAATGTACTTCCAACCAGAATCAAATACTGCATAGGATGTAGAAGAACCAACTCCATCGAAGAAGTCAATTACATTGTCTCTCTGTGCATCAGTGCTTGTAGCAAGTGTACCGATGACTGCACCCTTATAAGGTGAGACGAATGCCATACAATCCTTACGTGCAGAAGCAATGTTAACAACCTTCTGTGCTACAGAGATTGAATCTACTCTTGTAGATAGAAGAGGACCAGCAATGATAAAGTCTAGGTTGATTGATTCAGTGTCTGCAAATAGATCATAACCACCGTTAAGATCACCAGCAGTAACAGAGTAACCATCAACACCGCCAGCAAATGTATATGCTTGGTATCCTAAAATTGTGTAGTTAGTTCCACTTTGAATTCCACTTCCCCAAGCAGCAGTGGTGTATCCACCGTATGAACCTGTTGTGTTGGTTACGTCGTGCTTACCCCACCATAGGTATGAAGAAGCAAATCTTAAAATATTAGCGTAGTAGTTGTCTGCACCTTCTGTAGTCTGTGAATCAGCAGACTTAGATACGTTTTGGAACTTCTCAAGAACTGTGTTCTTAGTACCAGAGATTGCACCAGTAGCATCTAGAACAACAATACTTAGTTCATCATACTTAGAACCGAAGTTAGAAGCATATGTAGATGTACCAGGTCTTGAAACAAGAGTGTTCCAGTTGATGTCTGTACCAGTAACTTTAACTGCATCCCACCACTTAGAAGAAGCAGTAACGTTTACAGCAGCAAGTTCGTATACAGTACCATTGTCAAGATGATCAGCAGCTGTGGTACCAAACTGTGCACGATCAACTGAGAGTTGAGGAGCAGAAGCAGTATCGGTTACCTTAACAATTTCTCCACCACTAAGTTGTAGATACTCACCAGTAGCAATACCAGTAGCAGATGTAACTGTGATAGTTGCAGCAGCTGCAGCTACAGCACCGTCAAGTGTTGTGTTTGTAGCACCTGTGTTCTGGATCAGGAGGTTACCAGTACCTACTACGAGGTTACCGTTAGTTTCAAATACTTTAACAGCAGTACCACCAGCAGGATCTACAAATAATTTACCAGTAACACCATTACTTTGGTATACAGTAGTACCAGCAGCAGCAGTTGTAGCTGCACTTACAGTTAGATCGAAGTCATAACCGTGGTCTACTACGTGAACGCTGATGTTGTTTCCATAAGAACCAGCGTACTTAGCACCGTAGTGAAAACTTTGTGCACCATCGAAATGATTGGTAGCATAGTCTGTGTCACTTTCTATTAGTACAGCAGAAGCACTATCAGTAACAGCGTTCTTTAGATTGCTGTCTCCAATACGTACAACCTGTAGTTGTCCACCGTATGATAGGAAGTTAGTTGCGGTGAACCAAAACTCTGCATTGCTTGAGTTTGGCTTACCAAAATATTCTAGAAGCGATTTCTCATTGGTGATATTCACCATCTGATTTACTGGACCTCGCTCAAACGGTCCAACTAATGCTCCAACGTTATCAATTGTTGAGTCTATACGAGCGTTAGTAAGGTCACGTTCCTTAATAACAACTCCAGGTGATACTTGCCCTGCCATTTAATTACCTCTCCGAATGAAGATCCAGATTTGTCTAAATTTATTTATCTAAACCTAATGTTTCAGTGGGGAAACGATGCGTGAACTACCAGTCTGGATAATCTGCTAGGTAAGGAGGTAAAGGTCTAGGTCTTCTTTCTCGTATTCTTTTAATAGTGCAGACCTTACATTCATATGAGTAGCTAGATGCCAGTTTACCTCTAGACTTTCTAGTAAGGTAGAAGTCATCTATTAAATTCTTCTCTTCTCCACAGACCCTACATTTTCTTTGCTTGAATATTAAATGGTCTACAGAAAACTCTTCATCAAATTCCACGTGCCCCTACCCTTGGGTCGCTGTCTGGTACTTCGTGGGGATCCATCTCTCCTTTTGGTAAGTAAGCAAGCTCACGCATAGCCCTAACTGAGGGATCAGTTGTAACATTAGTGGGAAGTCGTCCAAGAGCGACATTATCATAGTTAAGTTGATGTCTGTCA